CGGCTAGCGGGCTCTCGTGATGGCCGATATCACAAAGCTTGATCAGAGATATTTGTGCATGTGGCCGGACGCGCCGTTTGATCCGTTCGAGAAGCGCGACGGTGTTGCAGAGCTTGCCGATGGGCGGACCTTCGTCTTGAAGCAAGCGGCCCCTGCGGTGCAACCTAATACAACAAATGAAAACCGAGTCCGTCTTCGGTTCGAAGACAACTTAGAGCAATAAGTTTGCGGGCGCTGTTGATCGCGATATGGTTGCGGATGGTGCGATGGTCGCGCTTGTTTCCGCTATCCGAAAGACTGGAGCGCGCCCGCTTGCGGATGTCGTATCGAGTGATGCGGGCATTGGTCGGCCAATAAAACCTTTGGACGGTGATTTTTTCGGGCTTGCAATCCGGGGGCCAATGGTCAAAACTTGGCTGTGCGGTTGCCCCAAAAGGTTGGTCCCCATGGTGCGATCGCGCGGGCGGCGGCCTCGCAGTTCGGCTCGGGCGAGCACCTGCGAGCCGCCGCTTGTGCAAAAGGCTTTCACAAATGACCGATACTGAGTCGAGGCCGCAACGTTGGTCATCGTCTTCGATGATATGCTGCGGAGGTTCTAAATGAAAGTCTCACGGCGATGGTTTGTCACTGGCACGATCTCCGCGCCTGCCGTCATCGCTTACGGGCATCTGATGCCGGTCAAGCGTCCGCCGCTGATTGTCGCGCGCGCACCGGTTTGGGAAGCGGTATTGAAGTCCTACGGCAAAGAAGTCGCGCGCATGCCGCTCGTGCCTGCACATTCTGTTTGGTGTGATGGTTCGCAACGACAATCAACGATGCTCAACGGCGAAGGCATCGCGCCATGCACGGCCAAGGTCACGAGTTGGGAATTGTGGGACACCGCGGGCCTCACATGTGGCGCGGTTATTTTCACGCATCCCGCAAACATGGTCGCAGGCAATCGAATGTCGTTCAACGTCCCGTTGGGATCGCGCGAGCTATCCGCAATTGGATAATGATGATGACCAGCGATCAACGCACAACGCTTTTCGATCGTCCGGTGATTTACCGTGGCGTTCTAATCGAGCCGACGATGACGGCACGCAAACCGTCGTCCGTCGCACGAGCTATCCGCAACGAGCTATGGGCAAGGATGATGACTGATCAATTCCAGCCGATCCTGTTCGCACCGCGCGACGGCACGACATTCGAGGCGCGCACACGGCAGGGCATGATCTTTTCTTGCCGCTACGATTCCAAGCGCGCAAGCTTCGTCAATACCGCCACCAATCATCGCGTCGATCCGCGCTCGTGGCGACCGAATCAGCGCCCGCACGATCAGCGCTGCTCGACCTGCGGCGGCGGGCCGAACGGCGAATGGCACACTGCCGATTGCGCATTGAGATATCCGCCATGACGCGAGCCGAATATCTGGAATGGTGCAAAAAGCGCGCGCGCGAATATCTCGACGCTGGCGCTCTCGGCGATGCGGTCGCTTCGATACTATCTGATTTGGGTAAAAATCCGGAAACCGAAAAGTCGGTGCAGCCAGAATTGAGCATGATCGGCATCGTGGCTGCGGCAAATGGGGATAGCGAATTCGTGCGGCGATTCATTGAAGGCTTTAGATGATCCACACAAAAATGGAGGAATGAACCATGCTGCTTGATATCCGCAAAGACGCCGAATCGATTTACTCGCTGATCGCGTACCTCGAAACCAAACCGAAGAAAGAGAGATACGAATATCCGGAGTGCTTGGATTGCGGGCTCTCGCAATATTTCAGCGAGAAGTTTGGTCGGCGAATGTATGTGGACGAAACGCATTATGGCGAGATGATCATAGAGCCCGGACGCGGAATGCATTTGCACGACATGCGCCGTCTACCGGAGCACTTCAATAAGATTGCCATCGGTGATGGCATAAAAGATTGGACGTTCGGCGGGATGCTGGCGCGTGCGCGCAAGGCTGCCGCCATGGCACGATGACCGAAAACCATTTGTGGTTTGTGGCGAGCTTCGCGCTCGCGCTGGCAACATGTTGGGGCGCGTATTGGCTCGGCCGCTGGCGTGGCACGGGCGACGCGCACACCAAGGCATATAACGATGGCTTCGCGCATGGGCGTGCACTCGGGCGCACCGAAGGGCGGCAAGAGCGATGACCAAATATCGTCCGCACCGCGGCTCGCTCAATATGCACGAAGTGGTCGAGATCGATTCGCGCGCGCAATTGATCGAGCACATGCGCAAGTCTGCTCCGGATTGGTATCCGCGCGACGAATTGCCGACGCTGCAAAACACCAAGATCGAGCCGTATTTTTACGATGACCGCATCAAATGGGACACTCACCTTGTCACGGTCAACGGCTCGCCGTGGGGATATACCGACGGGCCGTTGCTATGATGCGAGACGAAGAACTCAGAGCTTTTGTGCACACGCTTGTTCTACGGCGCTTTCCATGGCTCCCGGCGGTGGAAAAAGAAGCTTTGGTGCAATTCGGTGTTCAACTGCTACGCAAATATCGAGAGCAAATGCCATGATGCGCCCGGCCCACAATTCAGCCGCATGGGCGCTCGGCAAGCGGCAGCGCTACGGCTTTCATGTGCGCCGCGTGGTGTGGGGATTGACATTGGCACGCGAGGAACGCCGCGACGACGAAGAAATCCGCGCCGCTGTGATCATGATCGAGGATCAATGGAAACGCCGACACCGGCAGGCGATCGAGCAATGAACAAAGACGATGAACTCTACAAGCAGATGCGACGGCAATGCCGCACGCCGCAGGATTTCACGGTGCTTGTGTTGTTTGCCACACGTGATCTCTATGACCGGCTCGTGGCCGACGATTCCAAGTCAGGGCAAATCGTAATGCAGGCAATTATGGATTGGGGCAAATCGTGCAAAGCGGGGCTCAACGAATCCCCTCCGATCATCCCGACATGCTCGTGCTGCGATCGAACCTTGCGCCAAGGCGAAGTCGGCGGATGGGTCGTGCTTGTGCCGCTAAGCGATGATCCCAACGCCGTCGGCTCGACCGGCGCAATCTGCGAACAATGCGCGCGGGTCGATCGCGATGCACTTCGAGCCAAACTCTTGCAAAGTATTCGCGATGAATTTGATGCAGACGTAGAAATCCAAACCATGCAATGAAAATGAAAAAAGCACGTAAGCTAAAGCGCAAGCGCAGGAGCAAGCGAGCGATCGCACCGCTCAAACCCTACTACGTGACCGACCTGGAAAATCAGATCGCCTCGCTTAGCTCGCGTGTTGCAGATTTGGAGCGCGCCGTTCCGGCAGCCTCGGCGCTCGACATGTTGCGGCAGGCATTGCGCGTGCTGGCGCGGGAGTGAGCGCGATGCCGAGCGATTTCCGCAAAGAGATCGACGAGAATTGGGCAATCTTTCGGCGCGAGAATGCCGGGCAAGCCGTGGCGATGACAATGCACATCATTCCACGATCGGAATTACTCGGTTACGTTGTCCGCGGCAGTTCCGGAGATAAGGAAGCGCGCGCGGTGGTGAGCAGCCTGTCGCGATGGACCGGCTTCGTCCGCGAGGCGAAAGGCTTCGCCTGCATTTCCTGCCGCGGCGATCTCACGCTCGAAGAAGCGTGCGGCTTCGTCCTGTTGGCTCCGCATGAGCCGGGCCGCCAAATCGGCATGGCGGGGGCGTTTTGCGCGCGCTGCCATGCCGCCGGGCCCGACGTGATCGAGGCCAACGTGCATCGCGGGATCGAACAGCAGGGCATCGGCGTGCCGATGCGCCCGCAATGAAACCGCACCGCGTGCAAGTCCGCCGCGTCAAGGGCTGGCGCATGCCCGCAAATACGGTCTTTGTCGGGCGCGGCACCAAGTGGGGCAACCCGTGGCGCGTGGCCCGTGTCGGCCGCGCGGAGGCTGTGCGGCGCTTTCGCTGCATTGCCAGCGATATCTATGGGCCCGATGACTTCAAAGCGATCAGGGGCAAGAATTTGGCCTGTTGGTGCCCGCTGCGGGACAAAGAGGGCAAGCGAGTACAGTGTCATGCGGACGTGCTTTTGGAGTTGGCGAACAAATGAGCGCGCTTCTGCTCGGCAGCGAAGAAATCGCGACGATCAAGACCGCGGTCGATCGCGCGCGGGCACGGCCGATCCCGTGGGCGCTGCTCAAGGCGGCACTGCCGGAGAACCAAAATACCGATGTGGTGACGCTCGCCGACCGCGCGGCGGTTGAAATCTATCGTCCGCCCGCGGAGGAAGTGTTTCTGCCCGCAAACTACCGGCTGTGCGTGAGCTTCGAGGAACAGCCCGCGGGCTTGTGCATGCACTGTTCGCTCTCGGTCAATCGTCCGGGCCGCTTGCCACATCCGGCCGCCGCCTCTGCGGTCATGCAATTGTGCCTCAACGCCGTAGGCCAGCCAGAGCTACGCGACGGCCGCGATTGGATCGAGGAATTCCTGATTGACGGCGAGCCCGGCGGACTTGCGTACAACGCGCTCTTTATCGTCACGCCATCGCAGGCGGGGCACGCATGAACATCAATCAAAGCTATATCGCGCTACAAACCTTCAACGTTATCGCTGGCGCATTGAATGCTTACTATCTTGTCCGCAACATCCAAGTCGGAAGTTGGATGGGCGCGATCAGTGCCGTGTCGGTGCTCACGATGGTCGTGTGCTTTATCTTTAGTTGGCGGCGCATGGCGCGCTTTCGCCGCGAGGAAAAAGAATTCGTCGAACGGATCGAAAGACTGACGACGATCCCGTTGCACCCGCTTTTCCAACTCCCGTCTGGAATCATGGCGCAGGCCGAGCTTGACGCGTGCTACGCGCAAAAGCTTTGCCCTGATTGCGTGCAAGAAACTCTCGACACCACGCATCCGATCACATGTCGAAATCCACAATGCGGCTCGCGCTTCGATCGCGACGCCAAGGGCAGATGGAGTCGCCTGCAATGAGCAAGGGCATTCGGGCCAAACGAATCAAATCGCTCGTGCGCAAGCTCGATCGCGAGGCGCGCGCATACAAGACCGATACCGCTACGCTCGCGTTGATGTTGGTGCTCTCGGATGGTGGCGGCAACATTCTGCAACGCGGCTTGAAGGAACTCAAGAAAGGCCGCCGATGATTGGTCACATGGTGAGCTATGTCACATGGGAACGCTTGATCCGCGAGAGCACCGGCAGCGTGATCATGAAAGAAATCATCATCGGGATGGTTAGGATGATGGTGCGCGACGGCGATCTGATCGATTCGTTCAAGCTCGGCTATTTGCTCGGCACGTTGTCGAGCACGATGAAAGGTGACGATCTGGCCGATTTTTATCGCACGATCAAGCCAACGCGCAATCTCGATAACCTCCCGATCGTGCAACGCCATGGCGAGCCCGTGTCATGACACGCATTGTCTCCGGTGAAATCCCGTTGAGCCCGGACTTCGATATTGCCGATTTCCCAATGAGCGATGCCACGCTCACGTATGAGTTTGTGTCGGGTAAGCCGATCGTCGTGCGCAACGCGCGGATCGTCGCGCTGCGCCAGGATGACAGAGTGCTACTACTATTCGAGGGGGTGACCGATGACGAACAAGCAATGATGGAACACGGTTCGGTGAAAGGATAAACCAACACACGAGATGCGGTCGCCAAGCATCCGATGAACTCCAATAACCCTTTGCGACCGCCGCGCCCGGCCAGCTTCGACGTGAACTCCAGACAAGCACTGCCGGGCGCACCCTTTTAAGGATGACCGATGATGAACAAACCGTACTCGACCTTCCGTGATTGGTGTCGCGAACAAGGCGACGACGAGACAATTCTCGCCTTCACGCTTTGGATTCTCGAATGCGCCAGCGAGGCCACGAGCGACGCTATTCAGAGCAAAATTCAGCGCGCGTATATGGAGTTACGCGAGTTTGCAATCGAGGGTGCTGGAATGGGACGGCCGGGCGATCGCGGTCCAACTGGTTCAAAAGGCATCGAGTGCCCCGGCGCGGTCGGCGTGCCCGGCGCGGTCGGCGTGCGAATCGAGTCAGATATGACCATGCTTACGCAATACGATGTTGCCAAGGCGAACAGTATCGTTTTGCGCTTTCGCGATTCGCTTAGTGACGGGCAAGTGGACCTGTTGCGAGATCAGATCGCGCAAGCGATCGCCGCCGAGCGGGCGCGCATTATCGGCAATGCGCACAGCCTCGCGACCAGTTACGAGAGCGCCAAGGATCATTGATGGACCCAAACGCAAAAGCCCGTTGGGGGCCAGGGCCATGGCAGAGTGAACCGGATTTGGTGGAATGGAAAGACGAGCGCACCGGGCTTGCATGCCGGATCAGGCGCAACATGGCGCTCGGCAATCTGTGCGGCTATGTCGGCGTGCCGCCGTCGCACCCCTATTTCGGATGGAGCTATGACGACGAAATCCGGCTCGCGCCAGGCGATCTCGAAAGCTCGACTCTTGAAGACGTGGGAATCTTCGACGCTTTTATTTATGCGATGCAAGGCGGCGACAAGCACGGGACAATTCCGCTTAGCATGACGCTAAAGGCGCACCACGGAGTCAACTTTGCGGGCAGCCTGCACAACGATCCGTCCGGGCTGTGGTTTTTCGGCTTCGATTGCGGGCACGCGTGGGATGTGCTGCCCGGTTTCCAAATGACGGGGCTGTTCGACGAATTGCCGCTGGCCGGTCGGACCTATCGCGATATCGAGTACGTGCGCAAAGAAGTCACGGCTCTCGCATTCCAATTGCGTCAACTTGAAACGCGCGTGTTGCTCGACGAAGGCGTGCTGAAAATGATCGGAGTTGTGCGATGAACCTGATCGATCTCAAGGAACGCGTCGCTATCAGCGATGCTTTCACGCCGGAGGAACGCACGTTCGTGCTCGACGCAATCAATCTTTTGCTCGACGAGCGGCCGATCGTTAAGCACGAACCGCGCAACTATCTCGGCCGCATCGAAGAGATTTGGGCGTTCCTTTCGCTCGACGAAGGTGGCGAGGGCGTCTGTGCCGCACCGATGGGGCAAATGACCCTGCCGCTGATCGCTGCCGATAAGCAACGTCTCGATCTGCTTTATCCGCTCGCGCGCGCGATGGCCAAAGCTTTCAATAAGCCGATCCGGCTCGTGAAGTTCACCAAGCGCGAGGATGTGGAGATCATTCAACCATGATGATCGACTTGCCGCCGGTTAAGTTCATTGCCGAGCCCGTGCAATCGGATAGCGGTCGCTGGTACGTGAAGGTTACGTTGCAAAGCGGTGTCACGCTAAACGGCAAAGATACGTTTGCAAGCAAAGAGCAGGCCGAGCAAGCGATTCTCAGTTTGGGAGAAATCGAATGAGCGAGCGACTTGGCGACGCACCGATCGAGCCGCGATGGCGCGAGATGATGAACAATATCGCGGGAGCGCTCGATCAGGCTTTCAACGGCGACAAGCGCGGCAAGGATCGCGAAGTTGGATTCGTGCTGCTCGTGTTTCCCTACGGTGAGAAAGAGGGCCGCTGCAATTACATTTCCAACGGCGCAGATCGCCGGGATATCGTCACGCTATTCCGCGAGCAGATCAAACGCTTTGAGGGGCAACCCGAAGTCGAGGGCCATGCATGACATTGAAACCTTTCGAGATCGAACGGCTGGCAAACAGATTCGCCGATGTTGTTTTCGTCCATGCTGATCGTATCGAAGAAAGCATTGCGATCACGCCGGATGAGCGGGACGTTATTGTTGCAGCGCTGCGGGTTGCCGCGAACATAGCGGATATCGTCAAATGAGCGTCAGTCTTTGGAATAGATGGTGGATTGGTTTCTACTTCGGGCTTGATATGGGCTTGCCCCGTTGGCGTGCGGCGCGGGCCGCGACGAAATCGACATGGCGATGGATCAGATCGACGAGATGAGGCGCAGATGATCCCCTGGCCCGCCCTCCTAATGTGGTTCGCGACGAACCTCCTGCTAATCTATATCGGGTTGACGCTTTGGAGAATACTCGATGAGTTGAGGCGGAAATGACCGAAGTTCCGACCGACGAGTTAGGCGTGCGCCCGCGAGTATTGCGATGAAAGTCCGCAAATCGACCGGCAAAATGGAGCGATGGTCGCTGCGGCGCGGTTGGGAAATCGGCCCGACGCGCTTCGAGTATCACATCGAAGGCATCCACATGTTTCAGCGATTGCGCTTCAAGGGGCTGCGCGTGCGCGAGGATCATCAATTTGCGCGCGACGCGACGCGCCGTCGCCCGCGAGTATTGCGATGACCGCTACGCTGCGGGCCGACTTATTGCCGCTGCTGAATGAAATGATTCAGGTGATCGAGCGCGAGCGTGATCCGGTGCGCCAGCAACAACTGATCGAATTGCTAACTGTGCGGCATTGTCTGCGCGCGGGTTCATCGCAAGATCAGTATCTTGAACTCGCCGACGGTGTAGCCAAACACGTTCGCCAACTTATCGGGCAGGAACAATGACAGATGTCGATACCGCCGAACTCAACGCGATCCGCATCGAGATCAGCGAAGCGATCAAACGGCGGATGAGCGACGATCCGCGTCTCGCCGCCGAGACGTTCACGGTGACCAGCATGGCCGTGGCCGAAGTGCTCGCCGATCTAATCTATGGCGCGGCAACAGATGCCGCTCATGCGCAACGGCTTGTCGTGATCATGATCGGCGTGATGAGCAACCGAATTCGGCATCGTGAGAAAACCGGATGACTGAGCTTAGGGACCCGGAACGCCTGCGCCCGTTCACGGCATCACGTGAGTGCCCGATCTGCTTGGGCAAGCTTCGATTGCGGTTTGTCGGCACAAGCCCGGTGACCGGGATGACCGCGTTCCTATCGGTCGAGTGCACCGTCTGCGGCGAAAACTGGCCGATGGCATATCGAGATCACCCGACGATGGGAGAGCGCAAATGACTGAGAAGATCGAATCGACATCCGAATTCTATGCCGAGCTAGAGAAATTGCTCAATCGATACTCTCAGGAAAACCATTCGGATACGCCGGATTTTATTCTGACGGCGTTCATTCGTGGTTGTCTTGAATCGTTCAACTCTGCAACGCGTCGTCGCGACGATTGGTACAAGCGCGACCAAAAACGGGAGAGCCTATAGGGCCATGACACTACGCCCTGCGACGGTAGCGATCTGCGAAGCCTGTTGGAATCGCTTGGCCGGGCAAGAGCCCGTGCGACTTCGCGAGCCCGAGCCCGAGACTTGCGACTACTGCAAACAACCAACCCGCTCCGGCATTTATGTGCGGCGGATGGTGGAGTCGCAAGAGCGATGATAAACGGCAAACCGCTGGCGGTGGTGAACGGCGAACCTGCGATGATGACCGGCAAACTGCTGGCGATGATGACCGGCCGGAGGAAACGGCGACGACGGCGTGTGCAAAAGACCGAGAAAGCGCGGGTTTGGTCGGATGCGCCGCCGCATGACGAATGGGTGGAATCGGTGTGCAGGCTCGGTCAAGGCAAGGCGTGTTGCCGCTATCTCACAATAGCAAAGAGCGGATGGTCTTGCGAGAAGCGCACGGCATTGCGCGAAGTTATCGATCGCCGCGTCGAGCATAGCCAGATGGTGGCCAAGGGCGATAACTGCGACGGAAAGCAATCGCGACAATGACCAAGCGAAAGCGAGAAAAGATCACTCTCGGCGGCGTGCCGGTCACGGTTGTCAGCGAAGCCGAAGCGGAAACGGTCGATTACGTTGTTTGCATGCCCGATGGGCCATCGAAGTTCGACGACAACCTCACCGGCTTTTGCGCGCATTGCGGAACCAAGATCATGTTTCGCTGGCACGTACCGCGCAAGCCGAAAAAGATTTGTCTCAACTGCGCCAACAAGCTCGCCGAGACACTTCCGGGCAAACGCAAAAAAGTGACGGGAGCACACGAATGACCGACAATACCAAGCTCGCGCAAGCGCTCGACAAAGTAACCAAGCATGGGCTCGTATCCAAGATGACCACCAGCACCCGCGACGTGATGATCGTGTTGCTCGGCTCGGCAATGATCCGCATGGAAGGCGAAAAGCTCACCGTGGGGCAAACCGTCGACTTGCTGATGACACTATTAGATCGCGAAGGCTACGAGATTGCGAAAAAGCAAAATACAACAATCTTCCATGTCGGTGGGGGGCCATTGCCATGACCAACATGGGGCACGCGGCATATTTGGATGCGTGCACGTTCATCCTTGTCGACAAAAAAGTTGTGCAGCATCCAAACAATGACGAATGGTTTCGCTGGTACTTGAAAACGGAAAACCGCCGCGTCGCGGAGACGGAGATCGGCGATGTGTGGATCAGCACCGTATTCGTCGGGCTCGTTCTCACGCCCGACAAGATGCCATTTGAAACGAAGGTATTCGGCGGCAAACACAATCAGGAAGACTTTCGCACCGCGACGTGGGAGGAAGCCGAAGCGAAACACGCCGAAATCGTGGCAATGGTCAAGGCCGAACAATGAAACGCAAGCATCCGATCAGCGATTGGGATCGCGCGCACACCGAAGACTTTGTGCGTGAAGTCCTTAAACGATTTGATCAAGTTCCGGTCGGGCCAGCGATGATCGATAGCATCGTGGAAAGAATACTTGCAACGCTGCCGGATAAGGAGAACGCGCGATGACCACGCAAGCGGATTTGATCGCCGAAGGCTTCCGCACGGTGCAAGAGGAAATCATTGCGAAGCAATGGCCGCATCCGAACGCGCATCTGCAATTGCTGATCGAGGTTGTGTTCTATGCCGGTGCGACATGGGTAATGAAGGTGATCGAAGACGAAGGCAACGCGCCCGAACTCTTTGACCGCATCAACGCCGAGTTGGATGCACACGTGAAAAAAGCCAGAGCCATGCGCGAAGCGCTCGACGAGGAAAGGGAATGATTAGCCGCCAAGGTTTAGATCGCGCGATCGCTCGCATCATTTACGAATTGGAAACGATTCGCGAGGAAGGCTACGACCGCGACGGCAAGCCAACTTGGTATGCGCTCGATCGCCTCGAAGCGATCAGCAACACGGCGGAATTGGCGATCGAGGCAAATGAATTGGCGTGCATCGGCGGCGAACCACGTGGCGATATCGACGTAGAGCCGGAATATTTCGATCGGTATATCAGCACAGAGATCGGATCATCCGAATGAACGCTGACCGCCGATCCATCGAAGTCACACATCGCTATTTGACGACCGAACAATTGCAAGCGCGGTGGCGAGGAAAACGCGTGATCTATAATGAAAACTGCGGCAGATACGGCGGATGGACCGGCTACGAGCATTTCGGTCTGATCCAAGCATATCGTTACTACGGCTGGCGCGTCACCTGTTGGGCGACGGTCGAGGCCGCCGCATTCGGCGATGCGAGCACTTCGGTGTTTTTCGATCGATTGGATGATGCCGTGGATGTACTGAAAAAGTTGATGGACCTTGCCAAGCGTCTCGGCGAGTTGGCATGCAAGCCCGTCCAGTATGCGGGTTATGAGTTTTTTGGAATCAAGCCGTGGCTACCGCTAGAAGCTGGACTCCGGTGCATTCACGATCAGATGGACACCAATCCGCGCGCTCCGACTTCGCCCGCCACTTGGCGGCATTGGATACGACGCGATCCGAAGCGCGACGACGGCCGACCGCTTGATCCGTCATTGGCCGATCGTCTCGGCGGCAAGATGTGGGCCTCGTATCTCAATGAGACTTTGAAATGACCAGTTTCCGCAAAACCGATTATCGCAACTATCTCGCCTCGATCACGTGGGCGGAGCGGCGCAGGCGACGGCTCATTGCCGCCGGGCATCGTTGCGAATTCGTGCCATGTTGCGAATTCCATGACGATGGCCCGCGCGGTCCGCGCTGTGCCGTGACGGAAAATCTTGAGGTGCACCATCGCAGCTATGAACGGCTCGGCGCAGAGTTGGACACAGATTTGGAGGTGCTGTGCCGCTTCCATCATCGCGTGCGCCACTGCGAATCCGCCGTGTGCGAGCTATGCGAGGAATTTATTTTTGCGCACCAGCAAGACGCGATCGCGTGGGTCGAAGAAATGGGCGATTGGCCGCCCAACGATTTCTGCGATTACCACGAACACGTGTTCACCAAGGATGACTGATGCGAGATCATGCCGATCGCGTTCGCACACATACCGCCAGATTGGAGGCTACCGCTATACTGGACGGAGGTTTGGGATATGAGAATCGTTTTCGCGCGCGCTCTCGACAGGAATCGAACGGCGCTGGTCCTAGAAACTTTCGGTAAATATCTAGTCGGCGTGGCCTTTATCACGCGGTACAACGAATCCGTTAGTCGCCGTGGCCTTCCGGGCCAAGATCGCATCTTCGGCTACAGCGAACACCATGAAATGCAAATAGTCATGGTTTGGGAATGGTGTCAGGTCGTCTCATCGCCCGAAGAATTCATGGATCAGCGCGGTTGGGAACGCCCACCATCGCAGCCGCAAATCGAGAAACCAGTGCCAAGAATAACATCGCGATGAATCAGATTGAGGTTCGCAGCATCGCGGCTCTCGCCACGCTGGCGATCATGGCGCTGCTATGGTGGTTCGGAGTATTGCACCGATGATCACCGACTCCCAACTCGCCGCCGCCAAACGCAAGGCGCTCGGCTATCTGCCGCGCGAGCCACAGAACGCGATCGCGATGCTGATTTCCGAGCTACAGAATCACGATCCGCATTTTCGTCCGGAGCGCACGATCGAGGGCTTGCGATTAGCTGCGGCGGGCGATGATTTGGGCTTGCGCAAGTTCATCAAAGAGTTTTCGCTGTGAACCGGCAGGCGTGGTGGACATTTTGGTCGGGATTTGCCGCTGGCGTTGCAACGTTTGCCGTTTTTCTTTCAATCATCGCCATCATCGTGGATTCGGCGCGGGGTACCGAGCGCTCGCCCGACGATTGGTTTGCGCTCGTGGTCACGATCGAGCGCGACGTTGCGCAGGCGGACGCCGAGCAGCGCAAGCTTCCCAACATCGATGCCGAAGATCGAAGATTTATCCGCAAGATGACCAACGAGCTTGCGGTGAGCGCCGACGCACGCCCCACGGTCGCGCAGGGTGTTTGGTTGATCAAAATCCGCGAATGGCTCGACGCGGGAAAAAAATGAGGGGATGCCCGTATCGGACCGTTTGACAGCCGACGGCGACGGTCGGACAATGGCCGCGGGTAAATAGGGCGACCGCGGTGTCTCGGTTAAAGCGAAAAAATCGTTATTTTTCGGTAGCGGGGGAGACACCATTGCCTCCCCCCTCACGACGCCAGTGTCCGGGGATGGGGCGACACGCGTGCCCTACAAAAAAGAACCACCGCAAGCTGCACACAGTATTCGAAACCCATCAGAACGTCGCCCCCAAGGCACGCCTGTCTCCCTGGTGGGACTCTGCAACAATGCCGCGGTGATCTATGTAGCCGTGGGAGGCACCGATGCCCGACGAATCGAAAAAGCCGCGCGCCATCGAACAGAAGTTTGGCAAGGAGCTTGTGGAGGCGGGATGGACGGCCGTCCCGAATATGCTTTTCGAGCACATGACCGCGCTCGGGATCGACTCGACCGATGTTGTGATCGTCATTCATTTGCTGCGCTATTGGTGGGAACGTGAGACTCTTCCGCATCCTTCGAAGGTCACCATTGCGCACGCAATGGGCATCCACCCGCGCACCGTTCAACGGCGCATTGCGAGTTTAGAGCACGCTAGGCTTATCGGGCGCGAGCAGCGACGAAATCTCCACAAAAAAAGTTCGACGAATATCTATCATCTCGACGGTCTGCTCGAAGCATTGAAGCCGTATGCTGTTGAAGAAGTCCAAGCGCGCGATCTCGCGCGTGCAACGCGGCTGCAACGGTTGAAACGAAAGAAGCCCGTCAAACTCACCGTGGTGTGAGAGAGCGATGATGCTGGCACGGCTGCGGCAATGGTTCTGGCAGACGGTAGCATGGTTTCGGCCAAGCGAGGGGGCGCATGTCGAGCAATCGACGCAAGAACCGCAACCGCCAGCAACGCAAGTCGAGCCGCCCGCGCAAGTCGAGCCGCCCGCGCCAGTCGTTTCGCCTGCGAGCGCGCCAAGCGCGCCTATCGCATCGCTGCCGCAAGCTGAGCCGCAACCAAGCGTAACGCCGCAATCGCCGTTCGCTTTCGAGCCGCCGCAAGAGCCGCCAGCATCGGCGTTTGAATCCGAGCCGAGAAGTTCTAGGCGGCAGCGTAGAGCCAAGGCGATCGACGAACTCTCACCGCAACAGCGCCGTGATGTACGCAAGCGTCAAGATGATCACCTTCGCGAGCTTGAGCGCGCGCGCATGAAGCACGACGTTTGGGTCGAGCGCGGCGGTCCTGAACCCGTCAAACAGGAACGAGTCTCTATTCCGAGCGAACCGAAGGAACAGCCGCCGCCGCTTGTGGAAGATGCGTTCGTTGATCCGAATGACGACATTATCGCCGACGAATGGATGGAGGGTGATGGCAAGGGCGATGTACTTTTCAAGGAATCCGAATTCTTCGGCACGTTCAATTTCCGCGACACGATCTTAATGCAGCTTGAGCGCTATTGGGTTTACATCGAGCGGATGAAAAAACACGATGTCGACGCCTATGACTTTTACAAGGTGATCGGCGCGACGTTGTTGCCTTACACGGCAACGCAAACCAATATCAAGCACGATCCGCAGCACAAGATTCGCGGCGAGGAACTAAAAAGATACAAGGAAGACATTCGCCTGACTCCGTGGTTCAAGAAATATTGGCCGGTGTTCGGTTGCGTTGCCCATGGCGTCAACCCGCACGACGAAGAATGGGAAAACACCACGAACAAGGGACAGATGTGGACGCCGAAATTCCTCTATTTCGTGCGCTACAGAAACATCCCGTGGTATGTGCAGCCAAAGGTCGGTGGCAAGCTCTACGTTCTGACAGTTTGGTGGGATCGTCCCGAGCATCCGAAGTTCAAAAGGCGTTGGGGTGTGCCGAACTCGTTTCCGATTTGGGTGAGCGATGACGGCAGTGTCATTCGCGTATTGAAGACGCGCGAGACAACAGGCGGCAATTATCGGACCGAGCACGATTGGCGCATCCCGCACAACTACCAAGAATGGGCGAAGCAATACGGATTGAACGCACAACTGCATCTCGCGCATCTGTTTTGCAACGCGGTGAAACAGATTGAGGAATCCTATTATGCGACCTGCCGCGTATCAGTTTCGAAGGGCGATCTGACGGCGGTGTTTGGCATCGAGCCGAATCGGCTTCCGTACTTTTTCAAGGATCGCGACCACGTGCTCGATAAGAATGGCCGTGAGCAGCGGATATTTCATGCTGTGCGTCCGCACGTGCGCGCCGACGGGCGCGCGATGCCGATGCAATTTCGCGGGCTGCGCGAATTCACATGGGCAGGCTATGACGTTTCGATCACGGTGCCGGGCCGCGATCACCTGTTAATGCAGGAGATCGATGTGCCGTATACGTGGCACCCGCGGCGCTCAAGGCACATACCGAAAGGTGCGATGACCGCCGCGGACGAAGCGATTTGGATCAAGGACAAAATCAAGGCTGGCGCGGGAGGCTGGCGCTAATCGGTCGCCAGTATAGACCGCGTAAATTCCAATTCTCATTCGGGTTCCAGATGAGGCAATCAAGCGGCTCGTCTCGCGTCGGATAGCGCGTTACTTCAATGCGCTGATAAAGCACGGGTCGCTCGACAAAACTGCGCCAGTTCGACATTAGTGCACGTGCGGATCGTCACGCATCTCCGCCGCTACTTCCTGCTCGCGCACGAGCTTGACGCCGAAATCATCCGGCGCGACAAAATGCGCGATCGGCTTCCGGCTTTCATCTTCGAGCACAACATGGATGCGCCCGCATTCGGGATTGGCGCAGACAAAAGTCTTGACGCTGTACGCTTGCGGAACGCCCTCAAGATCGAAGTCGGGTTTTCTCATTTTCGCTTGCTCCGGTTATCGGCGCGAGTCTGCCCCAATTGTCTGGAATTGTCCAACGGTCCGGCGCTCGGATCACTACCCGAAAAGCATGAATAAAAAATATTTTCGTGCGATTGCCGCCGGAAAGTGAAGTCCGATTCCCGCTAAGTCATTGACGCGAGCTAACTAACAAAACACGCGATTCCGATCTGTGCTATAATCAAACAAATAGAAGATCGCGCGCGCAAAGCGACCGGGCTCTTTGACAGGTGAATCAGATCAGCAACAAAACCGCCCGACCGATGGTGTCGGCCGGGCGGAAGGCGTTGCGTCCAAATCAGAGGAACTATAATCATGCCAACGAACTATCAAAACGTCAATGCCGCATGGCCCGCGGATGCGCGGGCCCCCACACCGCAGGAGGCGATCGCTGGCGCGCGCAAGCTCGTCAGACTCGCCCTCTCGCTCGGTCCGGCGAACTCGCCGAAACGCAAGTTCCGCGGAAAGTTCAAACCAACGTCGGGCAACCGGCGCACTTGGACTCGTGGCGGCGTGTTCTACGTCAACCCGGCCTATCGCCATCCGAGTTTCAGCGGATGGAAAGGGATCGTGCACGATATAAGTCATTGGGCATTCAATCGCCTTTATGACCGCAATCGGCTCGGGCCGCACGCTCCGCAACATGCGTATATCGAGCGCAGGCTCGCGGAGTACGTGGTCAAGTCGGGATGGCTCGACGGAAAGCTCGCCCGCGCGAAGGCGAAGCCGCCGACGGACCGGCAACAAGCACGCTACGCGCGCACGGTTGAGTTGATCGCCGCGTGGGAGCGAAAGGAAAAGCTCGCTAAGACGAAACTGCGCAAGCTCAAGTTACGAAAGAAGTATTACGAGAAATCGCTACGCCAGCGCGACGCGATCAAAGCCTCGCGAATGGCGAAGCGACGGCTCGATCTCGGCGAAGCGAAACAACTCGCGGCCCCCACGATCGCAGGCCGCACGCTCGATCTAAGCTAAAGCTCGGGCCGCCCTTCGGGGCGGCTCTTTTTTTGTGATTTTCGTCACATTGACACGTTAGGCCGATGGCCCGTATATGTTTGGCATGCGGTCGCCACGACGTGGTTGAACTCCAAGTTCAAGGTGCGACCGCCGCGCCCGGCCATCGTAGTCGTGAACTCCAGAACTCGTCTGCCGGGCGCACCTTTTCACGAACGCGGTCGCCATGCCACTGATGCACTCCAGATCGAGGATGCGACCGCCGCGCCCGGCCATTTCGGCATTGATCTCCAAGGGAGGCGTGCCGGGCGCTCTATTCTCGAATGCGGTCGCCAGGTGCCGAATGAACTCCATACTGCCACTGCGACCGCCGCGCCCGGCCCTGGTGAACGTGCACTCCGATCGCTGTCTGCCGGGCGCACCTATCACAACGAACGCGGTCGCCACTGATCCCGTGAACTCCAACGCCACGCTGCGACCGCCGCGCCCGGCCACCTTCATGATGAACTCCAAGCAATCATTGCCGGGCGCACCTATCACCAACGCGGTCGCCAATTCGGGTGTGAACTCCTGCACCTATCTGCGACCGCCGCGCCCGGCCACCGGCAATATGAACTCCAACATCGCCTTGCCGGGCGCACCTATCAAACCGACTGCGGTCGCCAGTAAGCTGATGAACTCCAGGTTTGGAATGCGACCGCCGCGCCCGGCCAGCGATCAGTTGAACTCCAAAATGGAAATGCCGGGCGCTCTCTTTCACCCGAATGCGGTCGCCAGCATTTGTATGAACTCCATCCAGAGATTGCGACCGCCGCGCCCGGCCATCAAGCACGTGAACTCCAACGATGACCTGCCGGGCGCACCCATCTCGAATGCGGTCGCCTGTTCTCCCTTGCACTCCATTGGTGTCGTGCGACCGCCGCGCCCGGCCAATGCTGGCCTGAACTCCAACCGGCTTCTGCCGGGCGCACCTATTCGAAATGCGGTCGCCAGCACACGATTGAACTCCAACGACGAGATGCGACCGCCGCGCCCGGCCAAATTCGGCGTGAACTCCTGTGAAGCTCTGCCGGGCGCACTCTTTCCCTCGAATGCGGTCGCCAAAGATCACGTGAACTCCAATCTTGCGCTGCGACCGCCGCGCCCGGCCATTGGCCCTATGAACTCCAAATGTAGCCTGCCGGGCGCTCTTATCTCGAATGCGGTCGCCAGTGCCTTGGTGAACTCCAAAACAATTCTGCGACCGCCGCGAGCCCGGCCTGATCCGACGTGGACTCCAGTCACCACTTGCCGGGCTCGCACTTTTTTCAAACGAGAAGGACACCAAACACATGGCCGCCTCTGATCTCGATAAGCTCCGCGACGCCGCGATCGAAGCGCTGCGCGCCAGCAACAATAGTGTGAACAAAGCCGCACCGACGCTGGCACGCGCGTTGATGGACAATGCGAAGCGGCCGCTGCTTATCGCGCTCGTTGCTGATTACCTGTCGCGCTTGTCGTCGCCGTCGAGCGAAACGAAGCTACCGCGGATCGCGCACCCGAAGCCCGCCGCGCGCCGCCGCGAGGGCAAGCATCGCCGGAGCAGTCTGCTCCGCACACCCACCGACGCGCAAAAGGCGGGAGCGATCGCCGCCGGGCAAGCCGTCGCCGCCGAGATATTCAACCGCAAAATCCGTGGTTATGGTCCGCTTGGGAAGCTGCGCGTACACGAATTGCGCGCCATCGCGGAAAATCTGGCAAACACGGCCGGAGATTTCCTACAGCGCGGTTATGATGATGCAGTCGACGCGATCGCAATCCGGCGGTTGAATGACTATTGCGTCGCCGCCGATCCGCACGGCGAAGTCGAGAAGGTGATACCGCTCAAGATTGCCGTGCAATACTATAACGACGCTAGGATCAAAGCCGTCGAAGTGATCCGCGACGGCTCGGCGAAGGTCGCAAGCGATCTGATCGCCGCCGCGCGCAAGCCGTCAGAAATCGAGGGCGATGCACGGTCATGATATTCACGAAATGCGGTCGCCAAAACAGTAGTGAACTCCACGGAGCGGTTGCGACCGCCGCGCCCGGCCAAAACACTTGTGTGCTCCATGACAACGCTGCCGGGCGCACCTTTTGCGGTCGCCACGATCTGAGTGAACTCCACGCGCGCAATGCGACCGTAGCGAGCCCGGCCAGGAAAGGGTTGAACTCCTGTCGGCCAATGCCGGGCTCGCACCCAATCCACCGATGCGGTCGCCATGTAGATCGTGAACTCCAGCGCCTCCGTGCGACCGCCGCGCCCGGCCAGCACGTGATTGAACTCCACAAACGGCATGCCGGGCGCTCTATTCTCGAATGCGGTCGCCAAAGATCATGTGAACTCCAACGTTGCGTTGCGACCGCCGCGAGCCCGGCCTACCAGCACTTGAACTCCATATCGCGAGTGCCGGGCTCGCACCCTAATCCACCAATGCGGTCGCCATCACGTCTGTGAACTCCACACGCCGCTTGCGACCGCCGCGAGCCCGGCCAAGGCGATCGTGAACTCCATTGACCGGTTGCCGGGCTCGCACCTAACTCACAAATAGGAACCACAACAAATGACCCAACAATCCGAAACCATCGAATTGATCCGCGGCCTGCATCGAAAGCGACGGTTCGCAATGAAAGTGCAACAGAAACTTGACCGCTCGCTCGAAAGCTTCATTCGTATCAATGGCACCAAATGGAATCCTAACGCCAGCGATGCCGAGCGCGAGAAATCGAACCGCGAGGTGCGCGAAATTATCAAGCGCATTCGCGAGGGCGAAGCGCATCCGCTGGCGGAAGAAGTGTTGCAGGTATGCGATCCTGCGCGTGCGCCCGCTGATGAACGGCGTGCTGCCACGGAAAAGCGAATGGAGGCTGCCGCGTGCGAGCTACCGGTTTATCCATGGATCGAAAAGATTCACGGCGCAGGCGCGCTCGGGCTCGCGACCATCGTCGCCGAAGCTGGCGATCTCTCGAATTATTCCAAGCCGAGCAAGTTATGGAAGCGGCTCGGCTTCGCACCATACGACGGCCACGCCGGATCAACGTGGAAACGCACGACGTGGCGACCGCGCGCGCTGAGCGCCGACGAATGGATCGAAAATCCTTTTTCCGGGGAGCGCTATGCGCTGATGGCACAGATCGCGACGTGGCTCGTGAACGCGCAGTGGATTGGCGCAAAGAAAACCGGCGGCGAAGGCAAGCCAAAGGGCCACTATGGCGAAATCTATGCTAAGCGCCGCGCCTACACCAAGAAAGCGCACCCGGATTGGACCGACGGCCATCGGCGCAAAGATGCGCTGCGCATCACGATGAAACAATTTCTCAAAGATTTGCTGAGCGAATGGCGTCGCGTCGCCGTTGACGAACCTATTCGGCAGGAAAAAGCTGTGCCATCGGCTCGATCGGCGCGGCCTCGGGGCGCGGGAAGTCGGGGGAAAGCTCGCTCACGACGCGATCACGAAGGTGACCGTTCCGCGCCTTGAATTGAATCGTTTTCAATCTTGTGCCTTCCCACTTGCGGATCAGCGCTTCGGCTTGCGAGAGCGCATCGCATTTGAAAAAGCTTTGCGCGAGGTAGCCGACGTATCTCGCGCCGCTCTTGCCCTTTTTGAAGGTCCAGAATTCGCCGGTCGGTTGATCAGCATCGTCGACCATGCCGCGATCGATCGCCTTGAAAAATCCGATGATCTGAGCTTCGTGCACGTCTTTCGTTTCAGGCTTCCATGGATTGAGCACGCCCACTTCGTCGCCGGGCACAAAGTCGTCGCTGTTAGGATCGCCGCATGCATTGTCGAGCGTGATCGTGGTCTTTTGAAACCAGCGCGCAAACGGAGAAACCAAATTCAGATTTGCTTTCGCATCATCGTATCGCAAATAGAGCGACCTATCTCCGAGCTTGACGCCCATCGCTTCCGCTTCCTTCGGCGTCATCGGAAATAGCGTCGAGACAATGCGCGCGATTCCGATCAGCGCACCAGCACCGCGCGCCGCATCAACGTCACCTTGCAGCCCGCTTGCATATTTTTTTGTATGATGCACGAGACAAACCGCAGCATCGGTTTGCCGCGCAACCTTGCGCCATAACGCGCCCGCCCACTTCAATTCGCTATTGGAATTTTCGTCGCCCTCGAAAGTCTCGGCAAACGGATCGACGAAGACCACATCGATTTGGTTGGCTTTTATTGTTTCGATCAGTTGATCGTGCAACGGTGTGCTCACGAGCGTTTTGGTTCGTGCGTCAAACTTGGCAACAACAGTACCGCTCTGCTCGGCATCGGCGATATGGAAGCGATCGGCGATTCCTAGCTGATCAATTTCGAATTCGTTATGTGCGCCGAGTCGCATCCTTTGCGTGGCCGCGGCGAGCCTGCGGCAGATTTCGAAATAGTCATCTTCCGAGTTGATAAACAGCACGTTGAATGTACGGCGCGGAGTCCAACCGCTCCATTTTCGGCCTTGTGCACAGGCGATACCTAATTGCAGCGTGAGCAAACTTTTGCCCACACCACTTGGTGCTACCAACACGGTTACCTGACGCCGCATTAAAAGTCCTGGCATGATCCAATTGCGCGTTGGGAGTGCGCGCTCGTTGATCGGAAACACGGATTGGAGCTTGAGCAGCGCGCCGTCGTCAGCTTGATCGCCCGGTTTCCAAAATGGGGCGTCTTGAACAATTTTCTGTAGCCGGTCGGCCGTGCCGCCATGATCGAACCAATCGGTTACGTCACCCTTCTCGGGCATCTCCGGCCAATCGCGCCAAAGCTCGACCACGCGCACGGGTACGCCAATGCGATGCATCTCTGCCGCGATCTCTTGTGCGTGGTCTTGCCCCGGCCGAATGAACCGCCCATCCTCGTGCTTCATTTCCGCGCCGGTCTTTGGGTCTTTCTTCGGCGGATCACGATCGGGCAGTACAACTACGTTGTCGGTCTTGTTGCGGAAAAATTCGGTGAGTTCGGGATGCCACTTGCCTGCGCCCCCGGCATTGCACGTCGCTGGAATGTTGTGCCGCCAAAGCGTATCAACGTCTTTTTCGCCTTCGGCGATGAAAATGCGCCCTTCGATTTTTTCTGACAAATCGTCGAGGCGATAGGGAATTCGCCGCACGCCCTTGACCGACCAGCGATAGCCGCCGGGCGCGGTCTTGTCTTGCCGCCGCTGGCGGAAATCCTTCGGCTCGAATTTGACAACCTGAAAAAGCTCCTTGCCGTATTCGTCATTATAGGGAAACGTCGCCACGATCTCCGGGCGCTTGGTCGTTTGATCGTATCCATTGCCGATGCCGCGATCGTGCATCCATTGCGCACGCTCCGGGCCGTCGAGTCCGGTCTTGTGAGTGATCAGATCGAGGCATCCGCCGCTCTCGTCGGTTTCGTGGTCGTGCCAAACATTCTTGCGCAGATCGATTGAAAGCGAGCCGCGGTTGCCATATCGCCATTCGAATTGCGAAGATAGCTTCGCGTTGGGCTCGCCGAGCAATGCGCGAGCTATGGGCTCGATCTCCAGCATCACGGCTGTTCCTTGCTTGCGGATTGAATGATCTGATCGGCAGAGTTCACCGCTTCAATGATCAAGTCCGCAGTCTTTTGCTTCTCGCCCGCCTTGCCCCACACCGCGGCGATCTTTCGGTTGTTGGCGTCGACGATGTAGACGTGCCCAAAGTCGCTCCCGCTGCCAGTCGCGACGAAAATCCAATCCCATGGGCGGGGCGCAGGTTCGCTCACGATCCCGCTCCTGCGGTCACCCTGTACGGTCGCCCATGAAAGAGCGGCGTGACGCTGATCGCGGTGTCCGGCCGCACGATGCCGCACGCATAGCTCCAAATCGCCGCGGCGTCGGATGCGTTGAGATCATTGACCGGCCAGCCGAGCATGCGGCAGCGCTCATAAACGCCGTGCTTGCCCGCGTTGGCTGCGCCGCAAAAATGCTGGCGCACGGCGATCACGCCGATCTCGCCGATATCGTGAATCCCGCGGCAGAAGGCGACGGCGCGCAACACGCCGTGCAGCCCCGCGAGGCGATCGCGCGTCTGCCGATGGGTTTCGCCTTTCATCGCTGCCATGGGCAGCATGGATTCGAGCATGATCATGGTCGGCCGCGGTTCCTCTTTGAGAAAATCAGAGAACCACGAGAGCGCCGCGCCAAAGATCGAATTCGCCGAAGCCGTCGCCTCGCCGAACCTGATATATCCGCAGCGCGGCACCGTGCCCGGCGCGCCAATCGCGTAACCGGTAACGGTCGCGATATCCAAACCGAGAATGAGGTGATCGGCGATCTTTTTCACATCATGTCTCCGGATTTGGTGCGGCCGCGATAAAGCTCTCGATCGCGGTCCTGCGCGCGCCATTCGCATGTATGCGGGCCCGATTGCGTGCCGCAACCGCAACCCGGATAAAGCGGACATGATTGAAGCACCCGCGCAATGGGCGAGCCTTGCGAGCGGGGTTTCCAATCAAAGAGCGGCCCCGCATTCTGTTCGACCTGCCCGCGGGCTTTGATGGATTCGCGCGTGCGTTCCTCCGGACCGGCGAGCACGAGCGCCATGCGGCGGCGAATATCGGCGCAGTATTCATCCTCGCGCTCGATCAGCACCGCGCGCATGCCCTCGCGCCATGCCGCCTCGCCGGTTGTGCCGCTCCCGGCAAACGGATCGAGCACTGTGCCGCCGCGCGGTGAGATCAGCCGAACAAGATATTGAATCAGGTCGAGCGGCTTGATCGTGGGGTGCTTTGAGCCGAGCCGATCGTCGCTGTCGGCCTTCGCGGTGTAGAAGAAACGGGCGGCAGAACCGGAATCGGAATAGAGTTGGCCCTGCGGTTTTACGGGCAGATAAGTTGTGCCGTTTCCGGTTCCCCGACTTTCACTTGGATAGTCGCCAGCAGAACGGCCGTCAGGAAACGCCGCGACGACTTCATCACTTCCGTCGTGGATTAAATTAGCGGGCCAGCGTCCAAGACATTCTGCTTTTTCAATAGCAATTCGCGATCTAGCGTCATGTTTTTCATCAGTCATCCAAGGGCGCTTGTAGCCATCATGTAAGCCGTCAGTCTTGTATCCATCGCGCGAATTCAATTTCTCGTCTGTCGGAACCCGACACCCATCCACATTGATCGCCCCCGTTCCCCACTTGAGCACATTGGCGGCGACGGTCTTTTCCGAGAGCGGCTTGCGCGCGAGCACGATCAACTCGCAGGCGGGCTTGAGCGCGGTGCCCCATCCTTCCCATTCGCGCGCGGCGTCAATTTTAGGTGAGTACGGCTGATATTCAGAGTTGTCTGATCGCAGTTCTTGTTTTTCGATTGGTGGCAGGCCGCCACCCGCTGTATTGAACCTTTTTGATCTGTGCTCAGATGCTCCAGCTTGTTTATCAATAGCAATTGCTACGTTTTGCGATTTCGGAAATCCAGAGCCGTACAGCCATTGCACGCAATCTCTGATCTCAAACCCCGCATCCTCGATTGCGCACGCCATGCGGTGATAAGTGCGGGTGCCGCCCATCGCGAGAAGATGCGCGCCCGGTTTGAGCACGCGATACACCGCGCGCCATGTCTCGGGATCAGCCGCAACATTGCCGCCGTCCCAAACTTTGCCCATGAAGCCGGTCGAGAGGCGGCCATATTGACTCGTGCTCTGCTTACCAATAATCGGCTGCAATGTATCGGGATCACGTACAAGATTTGATCGAGCAAACGGCCTCGCAGGCTTGGCGTTTTCATCACCGAAGCGCTTGACGATGCTGATCAGGTGATAGGGCGGATCGGTGACGCAGCTATCGAGGGAATTTTCCGGCAGGGTCGCGAGCACGGCCCGGCAATCGCCGTGATGCAGCGCCACGCGCTCGGTAAGAAACATTTCCGCGCCATTGGGCGCTTCGCCCTCGAATGCCATAGCACCGCCGCATCCCGACAAGCCCGGAAGGAACGCCACGCGGCAGGCATGATGGTGGCCCCCATCCGCCCACCGCGCGCCTACAGATTACGGCGCTGGCGTTAGCCTGCGGCGAGCGAGTCGAGGTTCGATTCGGCAGCACGCGGCCGGGCCCGATCGGCCGCGGCGCGGCCAAGGGGAAGGTCGATATAGTCGCCAAGGTCTTCGCACAATTTGTCGTAATCGGCCTGCGCGTCCAACTCTAGCCGTTGTACGTTGGCGTCGATCTGCCGGTTCAAGCGCCGGTTTTTGACGATGGTCTTGAATGCCCGTTGCGGCACGCCCGCGTCTTTGACGCGATCGTAAACCGCCGAGATATCCTCGCGCACGCCCTTGCACGACTGCATATACTCGCCCTTGAGTGACGCGAGCCGTGCATCCGCGTCATCGATTTCGCTGAGAAATCCCTCCAATTGTTGTCGGTCATAGCCGTTGCCGCCGCTATCAGCCATGGTATTGCCTCCGCATGATTTTTCGCAGAAAGTCCGAGTCCGGACAGAGCCTTGAAACCATACGCCGCGAGGCCGTCACCGGCAACGTGTCGCGAGCGTCCCGGCGGGGCATGTGGAAAAGGCGCAAAACCTTCTAAGCTCCGGCGGTTAGCGGGATATTTTTGGGTCAACGTCGCTGACGCGTACCGCTTCGCGCAAAAAATCTTTTGACTTGCCCGCATAGCGTGACATTGTGCGAATCGGGACCGTTGGCCCCTCACCCCATCCGCGAGCGCCCGGATGCCAAAGAAGCCGCCCACGATCGAACGCCGTATCATAACCAGCGAAGCCGAATGGCTCGCGTGGCGAAAGCACGACGTGACGGCAGGCACGGTCGGCGCACTGTTTGGTCTGCACCCTTACGAAACGATCTATGGCCTGCACGCCAAGGTGCGCGGCGTCGAGCTTCCCGAGCGCGCGATGAGCAGCGTGATGGCGCGCGGCATCGAGCTTCAAGAGTTGGTCGGCCGCTACGTGCAACGCGCACATCCGGATTGGAAACTGCGCGCGGCCAACTCCTATTTCCGCCACACGCAATTGCGGCTCGGCGGGACGCCGGACTTTTTCTGTACCGAGATCAGGCCGACCGGGCGCAGACGCGGCATCGTCGAGGCGAAGACCGTCGCCAGCGCGCAATTCAAGCGCTATTGGACCGACGGCGCGCCCGCATGGATTAGCCTGCAATGCCTCACGTGCATGATGCTCGCGCGTGCCGAGTTTGGATTGATCGCTGCGCTTGAGATCAAGCCGTGGGGCGCGCCGGAGCTTCACGAGTTCGAAGTGCCGCGCCACGAAGCGGCGGAAGCGCGCATCCGCGATGGCGTGCAAAGGTTTTGGCATGACGTTGAGGCGGGCAATACGCCGAAGGCGGATTTTACCCGCGATGCCGCGCTGATCACGGCGATGCATGCCACGGCGACACCGGGCAAAACCATCGATCTGCGCAGCGATAACCGCGTGCACGAATTGCTTGCCGAGCGCGAGAAAGTCAAAGCCGATTGCGACACCGCGGAAGCGCGCTGCAAAGAGATTGATATCGAGATCAAGCAAAAGATCGGCGACGCCGAGATCGCGCTCGTGAACGGTTGGCGCGTAACCCTAAAGACGGTGCAAAAGAAGGAACACTTCGTGCGCGCGTCAACCTATCGGCAGCTTCGTGCTGTGAAGGATGACGAAGGCACGGCGGCGGCGTAGGCGCTCACCAATGTCGCCGCGGGGGCGCGGCCACCGCAACCGACACTCCCGGTCGCGCCCCCACCAAACTTGAGACGGAGGAAACTAATGGATGCGAATAAATACCGGGTGCAAACCGAAACGCGAGTCTCGCGCGTGCTGCGCGGGCTGCGCCAACTCGGCAGGCTCGGCCAGCGCAATGGCGGCGTGTTGACTCCCAACGAAGTCGGGCAAATGTTCAATGTGCTGCGCGAGGAAGTCGACGATGCGCATCGGCAATTTGCCATGCGCCCATCCGAGCCGGAGTTTCGCTTTACTCCTAACTCGGCGGGTGAATGAGGGAAAGTGTAAATGGCAACGACTACACCGGCTAAGCAAGATCAATCCGGCGCGCTGCGCGAGCTAATCGAAAAATCAAGCTCGCAATTCGCGATGCTGATGCCGAAGGAAACCGTCGATAAGTTTAAGCGCGTGGTTTTCACCACGCTCAACGATAAGCCGGACTTGCTTCGCTGCAATCCGCGCTCGCTGCTCTCGGTCATGATGCATGCGGCGCAAGATGGCTTGATGCTCGACGGCCGCGAGGCGGCGATCGTGCCGTTCAAATCCGGCCCCGATCTGATCGCGACCTATCAACCGATGGTGGTCGGTCTGCGCAAAAAGGTTCGCGCATCGGGATTGATCAACGACCTAAATTGTCAGGTCGTATTCGAGGGCGACCAATTCGATATCGCATTCGGCGATCGGCCCTACGTGCATCACAAGCCATCGCTGACCGGCAATTCGAAGCGCAAGATCATCGGCGCGTATAGTGTCGCGACCTTCAAAGACGACGAAAGCAAATCGATCGAATGGATGACCATCGATCAGATCGAAGAAATTCGTTTGAAGTCGCCTGCCGTGCGCGCCAAGCGTGCGACGCCGTGGGACGACGACGTATTTTATCCGGAGATGGTGCGCAAGACCGTCATGCGGCGGCATGCCAAATCGCTGCCGATGGCATCGGATATTGAAAACGTATTCCGGCACGAAGCCGAGAGCATGGACGCGATCGGCCATCCCGAGCCGTATGAGCACCGCACGCAGCCGCAGATTGAGCACGGTCCGGCGTCGGTCGCCTCGACGCTCGACGATTTCGGTGCCGGTTTTAGTTCGACCGCGACGCAAGCGACTGACTCTGCCGCACAGCATGATGATGCCGTAGGCGACGCGGCGAACGGTGGCGTGCGGGAAGCAAGCGTCCCCTCTGGCGCTCGCAATCCCGGCGCTGCCGACACCAATCCCGAGATTCTGCCACCGAAAGAACAAGTCGACCAAGCGCGCGAGCTTGGCGAGAAGGCGCGCGAGATCGCGGGCAACATGCAAGGGCGAGAGGCGGAGATCGAGGCGTGGGGCCACGGACAAACCGACAAGATCAGAGGCGTACAGCGCAAGGCGATCCCCGGCGAGTACCGCGAAGACAAAAAGCTTTGGCAAGCGTGGCTCGACGGATACGACGGGATACCGCTGAAATGACCGACCTGCTTCGCATTTGGTTTGCGCACATGGTGCTCAAGCTATTGGTCACGGTGTACCCAAAACGCGGCACGTCGGAAACGGCGCTCGCGGTGCAGAGTCTTTCCGACTCCATGCGCAAAGACGCGATCCGCGCGCACAACAAGGCGAGCGTCGGATATCGATCATGAATTTTCTGATCATCCGCCCGGCAGCGCGCGAGATCGTGCCGATCGAAGCGAAAGAGCTTCACGATGTTTATGACGCGGCCGGGCTCGATCGCTTGCAAGTCGACCACGGGCTCGTGCGCCGCGCGCATGATGGCAGGTCCGGCGTTGGTGTCGTGGTTTACGAGTGGGGATTTAGAGTCGAGGCGGCGAAGCAGCATTATTTCGCGATCTATAGCAAGCTCTACGCGGGCAACGCGGTAGCCTATGGCTTCGACGAAGCGGGCGACACGATCGACCTGCCGCTCGATCAAATACCAAAGGTCGATTGGTTCGCCGATCATCATGCGGTCGAGGCGGAGATCAGGGCTGGCGCGCTAAAGCGGCCGGTGATTCGTGTCGACGGACAACTAATCTGGCAATGGCCTGAACCTTTCAGACAAGGGGAGAATGAAAATGCCATCTGATCACGATCTAGCGCAATCGATGGAACGGGAATTCGCCAAGCTTACGAGCGATGAACTCAAGCGCGGCAACGGCGGCGTGCCTGCGGCAGCAAATAGCGTCATGGATGCATGCATCAAAGCGGCCGACAAAATCCGCGCGATCTCCGATCAAGAGATCAGAGAAGGCGAGACTGTCGCCAAACAGCTACGCGAGATCGGCGACACGTTCGCCAAACGCATGGCACAGTTGGGCGACGAGGCGCGGCAGACAATCGAGCATGCCGCCAATGAAGTGACCAAGCTCCGCGCCGTCCCAAGAGAGAATGCGGAAGAAGCCGCCAACGTCTTGACCGAGATCGCCAGCGCCGAAGCGGCGCGGCATTCGCACGTGAGTCAAGGCATCACCGACATGCGCTCGGCGCTCGATCGCATCGCCAGCGTTGCCAAAGCGCCACCGCGCCGGAGTGATCCGCGCGTCGATCAGACAACCGGCGATTTCAAATGAGCACCGCGCAGCTTCGCGAAATGATCGAGCATGCGTCAACTTGGGCGCAGGATCGCTTTGCGGAAACGGGCGCGGTTCGTCCGATGTGGCACGTGGTCAAAGCCAACGGCGAGCATGCGGTGGTTATGCCGCCGTCCGGCGACAAGGATACGAGCGTGGCCATCATGCGCGCGTTCTTCGAGCTTAACGACGTGGTGTGCTGCCTGTTCATCGATGAGGCATGGACCGCGACGGGCGGCGGAGCGAAAGAATGGATCGAGAGAGGCGGGACCATCGCTGATTTCCCTAATCGCGTCGAAGTCATCGCGTTCATGGGCGAAGATAGCGAAGGCGGCATGATGGTGGCGCATCGCCGCATCATCCGCGAAACCGGCAAGCCGACGCTCGCCCCGCTCGAATTCATGGATCATCAATTGAGGCCAACATCGCAAGGTCGGCTTGTGGGCATGCTGCCGCGTCGCACAGCGAAGATGCAATAAGTGGTCACGCGTCAGGACATCGAAAACGAAGCCGGTTTCTGGCAACAACTGATCAGAGAAGCACGCATGAAAAATCGTGAGCGTATTCCACCGGGGGAATTCACCGATGCACTCACTGCCGCCAACCTCGAATTCGCGGGCCTGTCATGGTCGGGCTTCAACGTGTTCGGTGATCCCGCCAGCATCGCGGAAGTGCAACGTATGCAGCACTTGGCAGACATCGTGCCGCAACTACAAGAACGAAATGCCGAACTCGTGGAACGCATCAACGAGCTTCAAGCGGAAGCCGCGTCGTGGGCAGCGGCGACGGAGCGGATGGAGTGACATTCAAGTTCGCAGAGGATGGGATGATCCCCGTCGCGCAAATCATCGCCGAGCTTCACGCGGCCAATGAATCCTATCTTGTCGACGTGAAGCTTTTTTCGCTCGTGAACCGCACGCTCAACGCGCACGGCTATCGCGCGAACGTGCAATCGAATGACGGAATGCATCTCGAATTCAAAATTGAGGATATCGCGTGAGCCGATATGCCGAGCGCACCCGTGTTCCGGAAAATCAATCCAAAGCGGAAATCGAAGCGGCCGTTGCGCGCTATGGTGCCGACAAATTTGGGCTGGTCATCGAACCGGGACGCGCCATCGTGATGTTCGAAGCCAAGAACCGCCGCGTGCGGTTTCTCTTGCCGTTGCCGGAAGGCGCGGGCGATAAAATCGCGCAAGAGCGGCGGCAGCGCTGGCGCGCGTTACTTCTTTGCATCAAAGCCAAGCTCGAAAGTGTCGCCAGCCGTATCGAGACATTCGAGCAAGCGTTTTTCGCTCACATCGTCATGCCCGATGGCAAGACGGTTTACGAGACTGCCGCGCCGCGCATCGCCGAAATCTATGAGAGCGGCACGATGCAGCCACTTCTACCAGCGCCGGACTAAGACGTGAGATTCGCGCCGATGGCCGCAAGCTTCGCGTTCATGCTCATTGCCGATTTGCCTGCGCACGGGCAAGGGCGCATCGCGTGCAGCGAGCGGCCCATGTCGCGCGAGTATTGGAGTTGGCGCGAGATCGATCAGAAGCGATGTTGGTTCGTCGGCCGCGCGACCATGCCGAAGTCGATGCTCTATTGGAGGCAACCCGATGCTCGCGCACCTACCCCCCGAGTTGCTGATTCTGTTCGGATCGATGATCGGGCTCGCGCTGTGCGCAGTGATAATGGTGCGCAACCAGTAACCGAACCAAAACCGATGCGTGCGGCGGTTGATCTGTTTCCACGCGTGTGGCGCTTTCTAATGGAAACATTCACCCCGCGATCGCTACTCGATCCGACGCCGATATCGGAATGGCGATGACAAACGATCTGCCGCTATGGGTGATCTATGACCATCCGCTCGACCTGCCCACGTTTTACGTCGCGCGAAAGTGGCTTCTCGGCCGCGGACGCACAGAGGCAACCGGAGCGGTATTTGTTGGGCTCACGCTCGACGAAGTGCGCGGCAAGATACCGCGCGGTTTGGTGCGCATGGAACGTCACCCGCTCGACGACCCGAAGATCGCGGAGATTTGGATTTGAGCTACACGCTGGAACAAAAGATATCCGAGATCAGGCGCGAGCTTGCGATGCGTCGCGGCGTTTACCCGCGGTTTGTGCGTGACGACAAGATGACGCCGCACGAAGCCGCCGAGCGCATCCGGATCATGGAATCGATCCTCGACGATTACGAAAAACAACACGCACCGAAGTTTGTATGATGGCCGTGATCCCCACCAAATACACTCCGGCAGAATTGCCGAAAGCCGCCGACGAAGCACTCACGCTTGCCGCGGAGCGCGAAGTATGGGCGAAAGAGGCGCGCGATCGCGACCAGCCGGGCAGCGCCCGAGAATTCGAACTAACGGCCAAGCTCCTGCGCGCCTATGCAGCGCAGTTATGCCTCGCGAAAGCGCTCGACCATCTGCGAATTGGCGGCGTCGATCCGTCATGAAAGCGCTCGGCGTCGCACTGATACTTTTCGGCCTGCTCGCAACGTGCTCGCACCCATTGCGGTTTTCTCCTGATTGCGGTGACCGCCCACTAGGAGTCGAATGCAAATGAAAAAGCGAAAACGGAAGATCAAGCGCAAGATTACCGGCTTCACGCCGCCACGCACCTTGCGAGCGCAGGGTACGCGGCTTGTCCCGGTTGATCTGCCGAATTGGCAGCGATGGGGCGACCGCGCCGCGGCCGAAGTGCTCGACGAGCAGCATCGCCGCTTGGAAAATTTCGTCCACAAGAGCATCGTCCCGCGAGCCGAGCATTTGGCGTTGCAGATATCGGCTGCGCTCGACGCCTTGAACCGGGCCGAAGGGTCGATAGAGAACATGCGCGAGCGCATGCGCGTGCTCGAAGCGATGGAATTGCATCCCGCTGTGCTCGCTCGGCGAATTTTAGCGCTGGAAAGACGTGTGGATAGCGGGGAGCGAACGCGCGAGGCCCCTTCCCGACTCGACCAAATTGAGCATGAAATACGCTCGCTGCGCGTCGACCTTAACAAGATAATTGAGAAGGTGATGCGTGTGCAAGATGTGAGCGAACTTCTCGCTCTTGCTAAGGATAAAGGACGGCACGAGCCGCCACGCCCCCATGACGATCCAACACGACCGAGCGGATGGCAGACTGAATGATGCGATTACGCTCACACAAGCGGCCGACTGCTTTCGCAACGATCTGCGCCGCTCGGCGCTGCGGTTATTTGCCATGGCCGAGCGCAACGGGCTAGCCGAGCACGCAACCTTAATGATGATCGCGCTGGAAACGATGGGACTCTCCGCCTTTGCCCACCGTGGCGACCGTGAGCAATTTATCCGCATGGCGCGCGATGCGATCGCCATCGCTGAAACCGGAGAATTCGAGCAATGAACTATAATCACGCAATTTCCAAACTCGACATTCCGGCACGAATGCTAAAGCTGCCGATATCAGAAAATGGTTTTCCGGTGCCGCGGTTTGTCGCGTGGGTCGACGGCAAGCCCGATTTTCGTGCCGTGCATACGTCGTGGCTCGCGCAGGCGGTCAATCAAAAGCTTTGTTGGATATGTGGCGAGCGCTTGGGAAAGCATCTCGCCTTTATCTTGGGCCCCATGTGTGCGCTGAACCGCGTCAATTCCGAGCCGCCGTCGCATCTTGAGTGTGCGCGCTTCGCCGTAAAAGCCTGCCCGTTTCTGGCGCATCCGGAACGCAAGCGTAACGAGCATGACTTGCCGGATAATCGCATCGAAGCGCCGGGCATTCACGTCGAGCGCAATCCCGGCGCAATGGCGATTTGGATCACGCTGAGCTATCGCCCCTTTCGCACCGATGGCATGGGAAATCCTGGCATTTTGTTTTCGCTCGGCGATCCGATCGCACTCGAATGGTACGCGCGTGGTCGCAAGGCGACGCGCGACGAAATAATCGACTCGATCGATAGTGGCCTCCCATTGCTGCGCGAAGTCGCGGAGCGGGACGGCCCGGCCGCGGTCGAAGAATTCAACCAACGCCACGCCGACGCGATGGCACTGTTGCCAGCATGACCCGCCCTAACACCGTATTCGCATTTCGTCCCGGTTGCGTGATCTCGTGGGGTAGGCCGGACTCACCGCAACGCAAGCTCTGCGGAATTTGTCATGGCGCGTTGCCGGAGGTGCCGTTGATGATGTGGCGCAGCGATGGATCGGCGGCATCGTTTTGCGAGGATTGCATCAAAAAGTGGATCGAGGTTAAGCCGTGTTCCACTTAAAACGCCCATGCGAGAATTGCCCTTTCCGCAAGGGCGTCGGCGAGACGTTTGAGCTTTCGCGTCCGCGCTTGCGCGAGATTTTCAACCAGTCTGCATTTCAATGCCACAAGACTATCGATTACGATAACTTCGATGATCCGCACAAGCGAGCCGGTGACCATCCGCAACAGTGCGCCGGGTTGATGGCGGTGCTGGCGCGTGAAGGCAAGACCAACAACATCATGCAAATCGCGGAACGCTTGGGCCATCTCGATCTCGCCAAGCTCGATCCGCGCAACGAAGCATATTCAAGCTGGCGAGAAGTTTTGAAAGCGCATGGGCATGACGCGTGATGAAATTAAGGGGCTTAGCGATCGCATTACCGATACGCTCGGCTCACTCGCTTACGAGATCGCGCGGCGCGTGATGGAAGCGAAGGCGCGGCCGGAGGATTGGTTCAACGAGCGCTATCGCGGGGCCATGGTGCGAACCGCCGCAGTGTTTGTGCTCACCGATTATTTTCTCGGCAAGTTCGTTCCGCGGACCTATGTGATCGTCAACGACGGCAAGGCGATTGTGTGCACGCGCTGCGGCATGACTTCGTATCATCTCGGCGACGTTGAAAACAAATACTGTGCGCACTGCAAACGGTTTCATTCTGAGTATGGCGGCATGGAAATCGGACGCTCGCCATGACACAAAGCAAACCGAGTCGCACCGATAAGATTCTTTCTCACGATCAAGAGCGCTGCCCCGCTTGCGGCGGTCGGCTTGATATCAATTTTTCGGTTCCGGTCATGGATACCATACCGCCGATCACAGGCGTGTTTTGCGTCGCATGCGGAAAGAAGTATTCGCGGCTTGGTAGGGAGCACGATTGTATCTAATGGACAAAACTTGGTTCTACATCTCATTCGCTCGCGCCAAAGCGGAGGGCGGATTTCTCGGCGGGACCGTCGTGCAAGCCGACGATGCTCTAAGCGCATTGACGGAGGCCACACGACGCGGGCTCAATCCCGGCGGTGAGGCGCAGATCATACGCGTGCCGGATGCGAACGTTGAAAATCCCACGATCGTGGCGCTGCGCAATCGGCTCGCCAGCAAGGCCGAGCTATCGGCGCGCGGCGAGAACCGGGGCGGCTATCACGAGGCTGGCGAAGTCGTGTGCAAAATTTGCAACGAACCGGAATGAGCTACGTCATCAATACCACGGTTTCCAAGATCGAGCAGAAGCGCATGGCCATGCGCGCGGTCAAGACCGGCCGCACGTTGCCCGATGGCAGGGCGGAGACTGAAATCGAATACGAGGATATCGGTTGGTTCGTGCAATTCGAGGGTATGCGGGAGAGTTGGCGGCTCGGTGCCGAGCAGCCCGAGCTTGCCGTCGGCCAGCCGGTCGAGATCATCATCAATCCGAAACAACCGTGATGGACGCGGCATGCGAGAAACACGTGTTCGGGGCGGTTATTGTCTTGCCTGCGGCAAGCAGTTGGATGCCGCAAGCAGCATGTTCGGCGATCACAAGCCATCGCCCGGCGACGTGACGATTTGCATCTATTGCGGGCACATCATGGTGTTTCGCAAGCGCGGGAGAAAGCATGTGCTCGATAATCCGAACCGCGAGGAAGCCCGGCAGATCGCAGGCGATCCGCGCATCCTGCGGCTGCAACGAGCCCGTGCGGAAGTCATGAAAGAGAAAGCCAACTGACATGCCTCGGTTGGGGCGCGGGATGGATATCGAAACGCGCAAGTATCGCGCGAGCCTAGTCGCGGTGACCAGCGCGGTGCGCACGTTTCTTGTGGCGCTCGATGGCGAGATGAAAAACCCGAGCACGGTCGAGCGCGGCAAGCGCATCGCGGCGCTGTGCAACTCGCTTGAGATGGTCAACGACAATGCGCGATACTTCGCGCTCGGCATCGATTATCGCAAAGACAAGAAGCAGGATGAATGACCGACAAATTCAAGATCGAATGGATCGATTTGGGTAGAGAACCGCGCGAGAAGCCGAATCCGGAATTCCCGAGCGGCGTTGATATTAACATGGCAATGGGGCGCTCGCCGTCGTGCAAGGCGACGCTGCCGTATCCCGCGCCGCGTTGCGGATATTTCTACGTTGAATGCACAACGTGCGGTGAGAATATTTTATTGACGGCGGCCGGGCGGCCGGACGATCCGCGCTCAGTCACGATTGCTTGCGATCTTGCTCTGCTCCGAAAGCTCTCGCCTTCGCCCGCGCATCATTGAATAAATCCTCGCGCGGGCCTTCGGGATGCGCGGCCCATAGCGCGTCGAGCATGCCGCCGTCGTCGAGCGGGCAACCGTTATTGTCGTCGCCTTTATCGGGGGGCGCGGGCCCTTTGGCGGCAGTGCTCTTGACCGGGCGCTTGGTCATAGGAAGGCGACCTTCGGCCTTGAGCAGTTTCCACCGCGATTGCAAAAACTCGGCGGACACGTCACAATCGCGGGCCACAAGGTGCGTCGCCACGCCATTGTGCCAAAGCTCCACAAGTTCGTCATCGCTGATCCGCGTCGGCATAGAGGAAAGCTATATCTGCCCAATGGCCCAATAAAGCCCAATTACGCGTAAAATCTTCGTCGCAAAAATCTGTCAATGTCCAAAAAATAGAGCCTTGCCGATCTTGCTCTGCCGGGCCGATGGCCCTAGCGTGGCATGTTACCGCTGCTCTCAAGACACCCACCATCCGCGCGGGGGCTTTCCAGAGGGGCACGGTTCTTAAAAGATGGGCTGCCTCGCGTATTCAAACCGGAGTAATCACAAAATGAAGAAACTCCTGCTCGCGAGCGTCTTTGCGCTCGGCCTCGCGACGACTCAAGCAAGCGCCGACGTTATCCTCGACCGGCATCTAAGCGGCACGGGCGATAACGTCGTCTTCGACTCCATTAGCGGCAATGTTGCTTTTGGCAGTTTCAACGGCCAACACACCGGTTTTGCTCAATTCACCGATCTGTCGGGGAATTCTAGCTTCACCGGTGCTTCCAACGGCAACGATATTAAGATCAGCAACACGAGCGATCTTCAAATCGTTGTTTTCGCCACGGACAAGACCACCGTACTTGGCACCGCAACCGATGTCTTTTCACTTGTAGGCACCGGCGATGTGACTGCGACGGTAGTCGCCACGGACGGAACGTTCACCTTTGATCTAGGTGTGATCAACGGCGCACAATCCGGGTTCACGTTCACCGCGATCAACGGCGAAGCCATCTCGAAGATCACGCTGAACGATGTTGGTGGCGTGATCCAAGACTTCGAGCATTATCGCATCGACGTTGCTTCGGTGCCCGGTCCGGTCGTGGGCGCGGGAATCCCCGGCTTGCTTGGCTTGGGAATGCTTGTGCTCGCTCGCGTCCGCCAGAAGCGTTATCAATGGTGGAGGCAAGTGGCCTAGGCCATCAACTCTATGGCGTAGCTTGAAGCGCCATTAACGACCATCGCGACCAGTCGGCCGCGATGGAATATCTCGAAAAACGCAAAGGGGCGTTTCGCATGCGAAAACTAGGAATTGCGTTAACGACGGCCCTGTTGCTGGCGTCAACCAGTGCCATGGCCGCAACCATCACCTTCACTGCTCAAGAGGATGGTGGGGCGACGACGACCGTTCCGACTCCGACCGCTACGTCATCGATTGGTCCGGTCGCGTTCGGTGACTTCACGATCCTGGCGACGGGATCGACCAACGGACCGGGCGGCGTTCCGCCGCCCTTCCTTCTGCAAGGCAACACGATCTCGGTCCAGCAAACCGTTGCAGGAAGTCATACGCTGGACTTGAACGTGCTCGGCGTCGGGCTCACCAGCCCGACCGGATTGACCGCATTGCTGAGCGGCTTCGATGCAACCGGGCTCTCTACCGGTTGGGTCGCGACGATCAGCACGGATATCAATGGCACCATCATCGACTCCTCGACCTTCACGGGGCCGATCTCCGGTGGGCATGATGCCGCGTTCGCTGCGTTCAATCTTCCGGCGACGTTCAACGCCAGCGTCGATTTCCACATCGTTACCAACGGTGGAGGCGCGGCCAATCTCGGCGGCGCTCTGTCTGCCGCTGCGGTGCCGGGACCAATCGTCGGCGCGGGGCTTCCGGGCTTGCTCGGGATGCTCGGCTTCGGTGGCTGGCAGTGGACGCGTCGCAAAAAGAAACTGGCGATCGCGTAGCTCGACAACGAACACCGAACGGTGCAGTTTATCCACATCGCTGATGCCGTTCGGCGCGAGCCCGGTGGCTAACCTAGCGCCGGGCTCGTTTTTTAGGAGAAAGCAAAATGATCAAGATGCTATTTCTTTCCGTCGCGCTCTTTGCCCCGACCGCGATGGCGCAATCGATAACGCGGACGCCTGACATGCCCGGCAAGTCGGTTGTGCCGCACACTGCCATTATCAAATCGCCCGAAGGCCAAATCGTCGGCACGGCGACTACATCTGACAACATGGTTTACTTCCGCGACGCCAAGGGCGAACTCACGGGCACGGCCAAAATCGCCCCCGATGGCACGCGCACGATCTATGATCCCAACGGCAAGCTCATTGGCACCACCACCACGACCGGCAACACTGCGACGACTCGCGATGCTGGCGGGCAAATCATTTCGATCACGACAAGAGAGCCGGACGGCACGACGACCACGCGCGATGCCAATGGCAAGATCATCGCGGCAGGCAAGGAAGAACAGCGAGGCCAATAGGTGAGCTACATCGTCATCATCACCCCAACGGAAGGCGCGAGCGATTTCGAAGTTGTGGGCGCGTTCGCAGATAAAGAAGACGCAATCGATTGGATGCAGGCCGCGTTCTACAAGCCGCGATACAAAGACAGTTTGTTTCGGATCAAGCAAATGCAGTCGGCCGAAGCGCCAGCCGCTATTGCACAGACGCAACCCTTTCAGTAGCAAGCTGACATGAAGATCGAATTTCCAGAACACCCTACCGGCCCATGGCAAGCCACGCCGTGGTGGATGTTCTGGCGCCCCTGCATGAGACGCCAGCATTGGCGGTGGACAGTGGATTGGAACGGTTGCGAATGTGTTTACTACTGGCAATACAAGTCACGCTGACATCACAGCAAATGCGGTCGGCCGAAGCGCCAGCCGAGATCGTCAGATGATGGAATTCGGCGGCAAACATCGCCCGGTCGGACGCTACGTCCCGCGCGTGATCCTCGATCGCTTCGATCGCATGGCCGATTGGCTCGATATCGAGCTTGTCACCGTGCGCGGCGTCAAGATCGAGCGGTGGGAATTGGCGCACGTGATTTTCTGCATTGCCGCGTGTATGTTCTACGCGCAATGGGTCGGATGGTTTTACGCGTTCACCATCGGCCCGCTGACCTACGCGCTCGGTTGGATGGGCTTCACATGGCGGATAATCTTCTGATCAATGGCGCGCAGCGCGATTGGGCACGATACGCCCGCGCGCTCGATATGCGGCTCGACGGCGCGACGATCGAGGCGATCGGCCGCGAGTTCGGCGTCACCCGGCAGCGCGCATCGCAGATGGTCATGCTTGCGAAGCAACAACTCGCCTTCCGCATATTCAAGCAGATCGGGCGACCGTTACCACCGCCAGCGCATTTGCGATCATCATAAGGTCTTGCCGGTTTGGGACCTTTGGCCCTATATCGGATGGCATGACTGCGAAGACGCCTGCAAAGAAATCAAAGCCGCCGGACATGTCGCCCGACGATTACGACGACGCGTTGAGAAAGCTTGGGCTCGATTCGCACGTCGATGCCGCGGCGCTGCTATTCGTCGACGAAAGAACCTCGCGGCGATGGAGCGCGGGCGAGCGCGGAGTGCCCGGCCCGGCGCGCGCGTTCCTCCAATACCTCATTTCGACGGGTAAACCCGGCCATCGCGCCATGGCCATTTTGGGCCTAAAACCCGAATAATATCAAAGACTTATATAGTCTTTGTGGCCCTTGACTTTCCGGGCCAATGGCCCTATATTTACGGTCGAGATCGAGCATATAGCTCGATTGGTTCACCGCCGGGCGCTGGCCCTCCACAAGTCGGCATTCGTGACCCCCAAAGGGGGCATCCACAAGCAAGCCCGGTGCGCCGCTCACACGCTCTCGCGAGTGCCCTATTTGTGGCCGACGTAGCGGGGGTGCTGAGATTCCATCGGCGGCTCGCTTCACGCGGCGAGCGCGGATGTGACTCTTTCCTTCAAACGACAAAATCTACCGAATGGCACGCGAAGCAAGGCGCGCCATTCAAGATTTTGCCGAAGCGCCCGGCTCGCCCTCGCCGGATCACGCGAGACTAGGGGCACGCTTAATTCCCGCGCCGCTTGCCCGGCGCATCAACCCGAAGGAGTCCAGAATGGAAAATCCGATGTATCCCAATCGCGAAATGCCGGTTGCCGAGCTTCGCATTGGCGACGTGGTGAAAGTGCTCGACGGTCCGTGGGGCACCGCCATCGTCAAAAACGTCACGGAAAACGAGATCACGTTTTTCCGGCCTTACGGTGCCAACGCGGACTTTACGTGCACCGCTGGCGTCATCTGCTACACGGGCACCGAAACGTTTTCGCGTGCCCTGCCGAGCGCGCAAACGGCGTTCGTTTATCACCGGCAAAACTTGAAGTGAGACACCACCGCATCGGCCACGCTTCGGCGTGGCCTTTGCAGTGTTGCACTCGCAACGCTCGCGCCGCTTGCCCGGCGCATCACCCGAAGGAGTCGAAGATGACCATCAAACATAGAATGCGCGTGCGCCTCTACTCGCAAGTTCACGGCTCGGACGCTTGGACGTTCGAAACCGAATGCCCCGTCGACGAGTGCTTCCCCGACGATCCGGAGAGCACGGCGATCGCGATCCGCGATCTGCAAGCCTATGGCCAGCACCTCGGCGGCGGCGGTGCTCAACCGCTGTTTCGTCTGATCCCCGCCGACGGCGAGCGCGCCGCCACGTGGTTCGAATTGGCTCGCGACCTGCACCCCGGCTCGCGCGTCAAGTTCGTGATGCCGTGGGACATCTTTCCCCATTGCGTCGTGCCTGCGGGCACGCTCGGCACCGTCAAGGAAACCGGCCTCAATGAGATTTGGGGCGGCCTTCTCGTCGTGCCCGACAACGCCGAAATCCGCGAGCGGCTGGCGTCGTGGGATGGCGCGATTCAACTCGGTTACAACGAAGGACTCGATCCCGGCGTCGAGGATGCTTCGATCGATCCGGCATGGCAGGCGGACTCGCCGCTTGCCGTCGTCACTGAGTGAGACACCACCGCATCGGCCACGCTTCGGCGTGGCCTTTGCAGTGCTGCACTCGCTGCACTCACCGGCTTGCCCCGGTGCATTCAAATGAAGGAGTCGAAGATGAATAGTTTCCGCAAATTGCCGGATGGTTCGTGGGGCGTGCTGTGCGATATGCAGCACAATCCCGGCGAAGTCATCACGGTGACGCTGCGCGATGGCCGCACAAAACCGGTCACGCTCGGCGAGCAAGTCGGCACCTATCGCGAAAGCTTCATTTACGCGACGGTTGCCGATGCCAAGCCGCAAGCCAAGCAAGTCGGCGAAATGTCCGGCGTGCTCGCGCTTTTCGCCAAGGCGAAGCAACATCTCAAATATCCGGCGATCGTGCTCGCGGTTCCTGCCGCGGACGTGACGCTGCGCCTCTCGGTCGCGGGCCCGCGGGCCAAGGTGCCGGGCTCGATCACGGTGCTCGACGCCAACAAGGGCGTTGATGGTCGCGATTGGTTCGGCCGGATCACGGTCGACGGCGGGTTTCAACCGGCGGCCAAGCTCAACGGCCGCACGGACGCGATCGTTGCCCGGCTCAAGGAATTCGCTTGCGATCCCGCAAAGGTCGCGGGCGAGCATGGCCGGTTAACTGGCGCGTGCTGCTTCTGCAATCTGCCGCTCAAAGACGAACGGTCGACCGCGGTCGGCTATGGCCCAACGTGCGCCGAGCACTTCGGCTTATCGTGGGGCACGACCGAGCGGGCCGGTTTCAATCCTACCAAGTGAGACATCGCTAAGCCGGGCGGCGTGCCGCCCGGTCATAGTGCTGCACTCGCTGCACTGCGCCGCTTGCCCGGCGCTTCTCTCTCGAAGGAGTCGAATATGAGTCTCGATCAAGCGATCGCCGTGGTGAAAGCCGCTGGTTATCGCGTGACCAAGCCGCGGCAATATACGGTCGCCCAACGCGTACACGGCAAACATCTCAACGCGATCGGCAAGCCTTACGGCGCGAATTACGATCGATCCTACCGGATGCGATACCGGCCAACGCTGGCGCATCTGTCCAAGCCTTACAGTGACGCGTTTCGCGCCCACCTCACCAAGTGAGACATCACTAAGCGCCCGCTACGGCGGGCGTCATAGTGTTGCACTCGCAACGCTCCGGAGCTTGCCCTCCGGTTCACTATTGAAGGAGTCAAAGATGACAAACGTTATGAGCAAAAGCCTGCAAGTCGCGGAAGATATCGCGGCGTTGCTGCGCGCGCGCAATCCGCTGTTGTGGGTCGTTACCCGCGAGGAAGCGCGCGTCGAAGGCTACTTGTTCGAAGCGGCGGCTACCGCGGGTTACGTTGCCCATACTTGGGACGTAGGCCAAGGCGTCGCCGATATGGCTGGCAACGTCGAGCGCAACATCGGGTCCGCTGATCCGGATGCGACGCTCGAAGCCATCCGCGAGCGAGCGAAAAGCAATGAGCGGGGCGTGTGGATCATGCGGGACTTGCCCGTATGGTTACAGGGCCCGCCCGGCGCTGCTCCGCTGCGCAAGGTTCGCAACCTTTGCCGGTTGCTTCCGGGCGTGAAACGCGAAGCCGCGCAATCGCTGATCGTGCTCTCGCCCTCCGGCGACGTTCCGGCCGAGCTTGCCGGGCACGTCACGGTGATCGAGTGGCCGCTTCCGGATCGTGCGGAGATCGCCGCGATCCTCGACGGTCTTGTCGAGCAATACGGCCTCAACCTCAACGGCCAGCGCGACGCGGCAATCGATGCCGCGGTCGGATTGACCGGGGAGGAAGCGCAGGCGGTTTACTCGAAATCGCTCGTGCAGACTCGCACGATCGAGCCGACCGCCGTCGCTTCCGAGAAAAAGCGCGTGATTGCCCGCGAGCGCGTGCTCGAATGGCATGATCCGCTGCCCGGTGGGCTCGAAGCGGTTGGCGGCCTCGAAGGCTTGAAGCAATGGCTCGTGTCGCGCAGTGCGGCATGGTCGCCGGACGCGAGAGCCTACGGGTTGCCTGCGCCGAAGGGCACGCTGCTCGTTGGCGTTCCCGGTTGCGGTAAGTCGCTCACGGCCAAGGCGATCGCCACGGCCTACGGCGTGCCGCTCCTGCGCCTCGATCTTGGTGCGCTCAAAAGCAAGTTCGTCGGCGAATCGGAAGGCAATTTGAGAAAGGCGCTCCGCGTGATCGAGAGCGTGGGCCGCTGCGTTGTGTGGCTCGACGAAATCGAAAAAGCATTGGCCGGTGCGACGCAAGGCGCGGCCGATGGTGGCGTTTCGTCCGATGCGCTCGGTAGCATCCTGAATTGGATGCAAGAGCGCCAGGGCGAAGCCTTCGTGATCGCGACCGCCAACAAGGTCGACGATCTGCCGCCGGAGTTGATGCGCAAAGGAAGATTCGATGAAGTCTTTTTCATCGATCTCCCGAGCGAAGTCGAGCGGATCGCGGTGTTGCAGACGGCCATGCGCAAGCATGGCCGTGGCAAGGTCGCGGTCGACGCCAAGGCGATCGCCAAGGCGTGCGACAAGTTCACCGGCTCGGAAGTCGCCGAGATCGTGCCTGACGCGATGTTCTCCGCCTTTGCGGATGGCAAGCGTGAGATCACGACCGACGATCTAATCCGAGCGGCGGGCAATGTCGTGCCGCTGGCCGAAACGTCGAAAGAAAAGATCGCGGCGCTTCGCGCGTGGGCGGTCGGGCGGGCTCGCCCGGCTTCCACGGTCGAGACAACCGCGGCGACAATCGAGCGGCGCAAGGCGCAAGTCCGCGCCCTCGATATCTCCTGACGATCGCTACAGAGGGCAGCTAAGGCGCTGCCCTCGATAGTGCTCGCCGAGCACGTGTTCCGGCTTGCCCCGGACATATCAAACGAAGGAGTCTAACCATGTTAAATACCTCCACACTGCGCCCCGGCCTTTTGGTTGCGTTGTCGACCAGCGTCCGCGGCAATGTGAGCTACGCCAAGCAAACGATCGAAGCCGATCACACTACGCCGGAAGGCGAGCGGCGGGCGCGTTGGGAAACCGAGCGCACGATCGTCGATCCGGTCGAGCACGAAGCCGCGGCGGTTGCCCGCGGCAAGGCATCTAACGCGATCCGCAAGGTTTGCGCGCATAGCGCGTTCGGGCTGCTCTGCCCGGAAGCGGAAAGCGATAAGCTCGCCGCTGCGATCGCCGAAGCACGGCGCATCCAAGACGCGTTCAACGCAACCGCAAACGTCACGCGGTTGAGCGTCAACGTCATGACGGGGCGGATCGCTCCCGACGACGTTGAGGCGGTCAAGGCCATCAATAGCGAGATTCGCGATTTGATGGACGATATGCAGGAAGGCTTAGCGAACCTCGACGTGAAAAAGGTTCGTGAGGCGGCCCGCCGGGCCAAGAGCGTCGGGCAGATGCTTTCGCCTGACGCAACCGCCCGCGTGCAAGTCGCGATCGATCTGGCACGCGCCAGCGCCACGGCCATCAAAGCGGCCGGGGAGCAGGCCGCGGTCGAGGTTGATCGGTCGGCCATCCGCAGGATCGCCGAGCAGCGCACGGCGTTCCTCGATCTCGATACCGACGGCAAAGCGATCGCCGCGCCCGTGACCACGGGCCGGGCAATCGATCTTTCTCCGCTCGACGCGTTGTCGAAAGACCAACTCGAAAAGAAGCAGTGGGAAGAATACACCAACGATCCCACGCGATAAGTGAGCACTAAGCCGGGCCCCATGCGGGCCCGGTCATAGTGCGCATGCACTCGCCGGGTTTGCCCCCGGCGCTCTCATACGAAGGAGTCTCCCATGCCATGCGATACAAGGTTGCGCCGCGGTCAAACGATTTCGCAGCGCAAGCAGGAAGTCCGCGACGCTGTTGCGAAGCTCTCACAGCGATTAGCGGCAAAGCAGGTTAAGCCGGTGATCGGGCCGCAAGGCGCGATCGCGTTTGCGGGCTGGACCGAAGACGATCGAAACGGCGTGACCGACGCGTGCGCCTATCGGCAATTGATGGTGCACGGTTCGGGGCTCGCCAAGGCGGAGATCGCCCGCGCCGAGCAGCTATCCGGCCGCTCGGTCAATAAGCAGGTCGTCGGCCACGGGGCGCACAGCCACGACGGCGGCCATAGTTGGCATCACCACAAAGGTTGAGCGCTACAGAGTCCCGTCGCGAGGCGGGATTCGATAGTGCCCATCGGCACTCACCGGCTTGCCCCGGTGCATCACAACGAAGGAGTCGAACAATGCGAACTCTAATCGCTCTCATGATGCTCGTGCTTGCGACCGTGAGCATGGCATCGGCGCAGGACAGCAACGTAAGTCCGGAAGCCTCCGCTCTGCGGATGCAATACCAAAATTGGGCGAGCGATAACGGCATCAACTCTTGGGTTTGGATTAGTGTCGTTGGGAAGGATTTGAAGCGCGCTGCACAGATTATTGTTTACGATAAGCTGTGCGGACGGGTCGAAGCCAATCAACTGCGCTATGCGGGAATTCTACTCAATGCGTTTCCCGAATATGTCGGCATGGCCGCGGACGCGGCGGTGCTCGCTCGCGATCTAATAAACGCCGATCGCGATCGTGGTTGCCGCTCGATCAACCGAACGCCGTTACCGCCTGCGCCTTGATAAAGGAGTCACATCGCTGAAAATGAAAACCCCCGGAAGGGCTTTGGCTTATGAGGCCGAGCCCGACCGGGGGTTTCTTTTTGACCAGCGCGACCTTTGCCGTTCGCGGCGGTCCGCCGCACCGGAGCACTAAAGCACGGTTGAAGGAGTCGGCTACGACGGTGCGATTACCTTGGAATGTATAGCGAAAATGCGATCCGGACAACCGGCCCGCGGAAAAAATTTGCGCGCGTCGAGCGTATAACTCGGCAAAAGAAAATCGCAAACCCTCTTGCCAAATCCGGGCCATTGGCCCATATCTGGAACCGGTTGAAGGAGTCACATCGTCATGCGCCGCAAGCTTTATCAGATCATCGCCAGCGCGATCGACGCGCGCGAGACTTGCCGCGCCAACGGCAATTCCGAATGGTTCAAGCGCCATACCGACACCATCGAAGTGCTCACGCGCGAGCACATGCCATCGGGCGGCGGCTTCGATAATCCCACGACGCTCGATCTCGACAATTCGACAAGCGATTGTCTGCGGTTCAAGACGGCGTTTCACCATATGAATGATGGCGGTTATTACGACGGCTGGACCTATCACGTCGTGACCGTGCGGCCGTCGCTCGCGTTCGAGATCGATCTGCGCGTGAGCGGACCGAACCGCAACGACATCAAAGGCTACATCGGCGAAACGTTTCACCATGCGCTGACGCTCGAATTCGAGCCCGGCGTTGATGCGTGGAAGGTGCTCGCGGAAGCGGTGGCGTGATGCGCGCGAAACGCCATACCCTCGCCAATGCGCTGCGCGTCGCCGCCGATCAATATGAAGCGGATGCGCTTGTGCACAACACGCCTCCGGCCGATGCGATGTATTGGTCGGACGAAGGCCGCAGGCGCATTGTCGAGACATTCGAGCAGCAAGCCCGCGACGCGCGTAAGCTCGCCGACGCGATCGAGCAGGCCGAGCGAATCGAGTTGGAGGATTGAGCCATGGCCGCTCCGACCAAGAAAGAAATGCGATCGCTCGACGCCACGCTAAAGCGCGGCGCACCTCGCCCGAAATGCGCATGCTGCGGCAAAGCTTACGGCAGGCGCAACGCGGCATCGCAAGAGGTGCGTTGGGACGCGCCGAGCCGATTGCACGAGCAAAAGGAATGGGGCGGCCGCGTGCGTCGCAGCTACATCACAGTGGGAGAAATCCCGCCGCCGCCGCCCTACCGCGGCAACGGCGTCGTGATCAAAGAAACCTCGCCGTATATCAGCGCCGACGATGGCCGAGCCGTCATGACGCGATGGGTGTGGGACGGCGAAACCTACTCCACGCCTTACAAGCCATTTTGCACGCTGCGCTGCGCGCTCCATTACGCCCGCAAAGCTTACGCGCGATCGGGGGGCCACCATCATGGCTAAGCGAAAAGCTGATCGGCCCGCGACGGAAAAGTTGATGCTCGCGCTCGAAGGCGTGAGCGCGACGCTCACCATCATGAAGGAAGCACAGCAAGCCGACGTGCCGCGACTGATCGACAAGGCCAAGGAATACATGGAGGAAGCGCAAGACGCGCTCACCACGATCCAATTTCACTTGGGATTGCTGCGATGACCGCGCAAATCAAAAAGGACGATCTTGTTTGTTACGAGCTTTGGTTTGCGCCGCATCGGCGCATCCGCGCCCGCGTCTTACGCGTGCACCGCGACGGCATGGTGACCGTGCGCTCGCTGTTTGAGATGAAACCCGACGGATCGGATTGGGGCGGATATCTCGGCTACACCTACCGCACTGCGCCCATCAATCTCAGGAAGATCGGAGTCCAGCAATGAAGCTCGCAACCTATAAGGACCGCGATATCGTCATCGACGCGGACTCGAAAAAGTTTCGCGTCGAAGGCGGCGAGCTACGCCCGAATCACTTCGCGAGTTTCGACGAAGCAACCGCCGCGATCGACGCTGCCGAAAAGGTCGAGATCAAAGCCAAGGCGATGAACCTCGCGCTCGACGTGCTCAAGCATGACGGCAGCGGCGTGACGCAAATCAAGGGCATTCACCAGCGCGAGGGGAATTTGCTGTTCACCGATGGCAGCTACAGCAAGAAAGCGCGCGAGAGCTACGGCGGCCCGACCGAAGTTTATCCGCCGGTCGAGTGGATCAAGGATCGCCTGATCGAGCAGCGCAGATTGCGCGAGCGCATCACCGAGATCGATCGCGAGCTTCGCGACGTGCAGATCAAAGTGAGCCGCGGTTACGGTTTCAAATCGGCGGAGGATTACGAGCAGGCGATCAATGCTCTACGCCGCGAATATGAGAAGGCTTGCGATGCCGCTCGCGCACGCGAAGCGCACTTAGAAATGAACGTCGAGCAGAACCTTAGCGACTAACCGGGAGACTGACAAATGAGCCACGATGAAACCGAGAGCGACCGCCGCGCCATGATCGAAAACGGTACGAGCATCCGCCGTGCCATGATCGAAAGCGGTCAACCGCATCGCGATCTCGCCCAAGCGCAAGAGCGCTGGACAACCAACGAGCTTACGCGCGACTTCGAAGTGATCGGCTTCATGGCACCGTTCGTCGTCGTGAAGCGCAAAGCCGACGGCGCGAAAGGCTCGCTAGAGTTCACGCATAGCCCGCGCGTCTACTTCAACTTTAAGAAGGATTAACGAGAAAGCCCGGCCGGTCGATCCCCCCTCGATCGAACGGGCCCCAAGGGGCCGCCGACTCTCTCACCCCCGCCGCGTCGGCGGCCCCGATTTTCCCCACTTCCCCCGCGCGGGGCAAAGGATAAGGACCAATGCGACGATTTTTGTTCGGAATTGTGATCACCATCACAATCACCACCATGATCGCGACTGTGGCTCTGGCACAGCAAGAAAACTTCCGCGACGCCAACGGGCGCTATTCCGGCTCGGCGATCACGCACGGCAATTCAACGAGCTTTTACGATCGCAACGGAAACTTTTCCGGAAGCTCGATCCGCAATGGCAACGAAACGAACCTCTATGGCACGCACGGGACCTATCAGGGTTCGGTCACGACCGCACCGTCGAGCTTCGATCGCGCGTTCAACTTCAAGCGGTAAACGGTGCGCCATGAACACGACGGCCTATGCAATGCAGGAGCTATCCGCGCGCGAGCTTGAGATTGCGCGGCTGGTTGCGCACGGACTCACCAACAAAGAGATCGCGTGCAAGGTCGGCACCACCGCGGGCGGCGTGCGCCGGAGCTTGGAAAACGTGTTTCAAAAGTTGGTCATCCGCAACCGCACCATGCTCGCGATGCTCGTGCAATCTTGGCCGGAAACGGTGTGAACTATCGTGACTGATCTGACACTCGAAATGTTGCGCGCCGAACTCGCGCCGATCCGTGCAAGAGTTGATGGCTTGCCGCTGATTGGCGAAGCCATTTCGACATTGCAACATGACATGCGATTGATACGTGCTGCCGTCAACGATCTCGCCAGAACCAACATTACCGCGGGCGAAGTCGAAGCCATGCATACCGATATCGATCGAGCGCTATCCGAGCTTCGCGATCTAGCAGCACGGGTTATGACGCTCGAAACTCAACGAGACGAAAAATGAAAACCGAAAACGTGCATATCAATTGGGGCGCGTGCAAGGATTGGGAAGCCGTGCGCGCCAAGATGGTTTTCCTTGGCGTCGTGCTTTACGGCAATCACTGCGACGTGCGCGGCGACTCCACGAACATCCGCCGCCAGCTACAGCGGCGCGGGCTCAAAGTCGCGCGCGAGGATTATCAGGATGCGCAGGGCGAGCGGCCGTTGCTGCGCGTGTCGGATCAGGATGACAAGCGATGAATGAGAAGCTGAAATCGCGCTTGGTAAACTGGAAATTCAGCCAAGCGCTGAATCATCTCGACGATGAACTCACCGCAGGCCAGCGCGAGCTTATCGAAGCGCTCGCCCGATTGGTCGGGGATAGCGGTTGGTTCGAGGGCGATATCGGTGTGTTGGTGGCGCTCGCCGTCGCTGCGCTAACCGGACCGGAATCTGCGCTCGCTGCTTATTTTGAAACGGAACCGGAATGATGACCGAAACGAACTACGAATCCGAACCGTCCTACAGCGTGATGGATGCGCTCAAGCTGGTCTTGCTATTTCACAGCGGCGGAGCATGGGACGACGCCAAGATCGCCGAATGGCTGCGCATTACCGGCACGCGTGAGGCCACGACAAAAGTGCTCTGCGATCACGTGCGCTCGATGCTCACGCCGATCGAAGCCGCCGGAGATATCCCGTGAAAAAACGCGAGACAGTCAACGTCGGCAACACGCCGGTTAAGGTCGTATCCGACGCGAAAGCAGAAACGGCGGAATATCTTGTTTGCCTGCCGGATGGGCCATCGCCGTTCGACGACAATTTCAAGGGCGTGTGCTGCCGATGCGGGTGCCCGATCATGTATCGCTGGCACGCCCCAAGGGTGCCCAAGCGCATCTGTGTCGAGTGCTATCCCAAGCTGACGGAAAAGGAACGGCGGAGTAAGGGCGTATCGCAGTTGACGCGCGACGAAATGAAGAATCGGCAGCGTTAAAAAAATGAATGAGATCATCCTGTTTGGACTCGCGGTGATCGCGCTCTGCATCGTGATGTTCGGGATCGCGGTTTGGATCACGCTGCGATGAGTGACGGATTTATCAATTTCCTGATGCTCGCGGGTGCGGCCATATGGATCGCGATTTGCGTCTATTCGCACATTTTTGTGTGGCCGGGATGAGCGCGATGACGACGATCAGCGAATTGCCCATCCGGCTCGACGACCACGATCTTGAGCAAACCCGTCGGGTGCGCTCGATGGTCTATTTCGGCCGCCGGTTCCCGAAGTCGCCAGGATATTACCGCGAAGCGGGCAAGGCGCTTGTTGCACTGCGGCAAGACAAGACCAAGCATTTTTGGGAGGGGATCGTGCGGGAAGTCTGCGGTTTGGGGGTGAGCCGCGCGTATGAGCTTATGGCGATCGCTAGGGGCAAGGTTACGCTCGACACGGCCCGCGAGAGAACCCGCGCGCGGCAAAGAAAGCTAAGAAAACGAAAGGCTTATGCAAATGAACCCCTGCCAAAATAGGGCCCAAACCGGCCCAAAATCGCCCCTCGAATGCACCCGGCGTCCGTTACGGTTTGGGCTCGCCGCTAGCCTAGCCCCGGCCCTAGGGATGGCGCTGGCGCTGGTTTCGGCCCCCGCCCTTGGGCAATACCGCGCCCCCACGCTTACCGAAGCCTACGGGCCCGCCAGCGTCCCGCCGGGCTGCCGGGGCGGGCCTTTCCCCTATTGCCCCGGCCCGTTGCCGGTGCTCCTGCCGCCGCCCGTGCCGCCAGGGCCGCCGCCCGTGGTCGCGGAAGCGGCCCCGGTGCCCCCGCCAGCGCCGCCGCCATTGGGTTGGGTGTACGGGCCCTATACCGCCTGCGCCGATCCGCCCCGGTGCTCAACCGGGATGGTGAACGTGGCGGCCGACGGGCTCAACGTCCGCGCCGCCCCCAACGGGCCCGCAGTCATGGCGCTCACCAATGGCACGCCGCTTATACCCTTGGGCCGCGAGGGGAAATGGCTGCTTGTCGCCGCCGGTTGCGATCTCACCCCGACCTTCGCGTGGTCATGGACGGCGGGCGTCCCGCTCAATCGCTGTTGGATTTACTAATCCCCGTCCAGAAAATTTCTTTCCACTGGACGGGGACCATTGGCCTATGTAAGAATTACATTGGTTGAAGGAATCGCATGTCGTCTCTGTTTGATCATCTCGCCGCGCTGCAAAAGCGCGCGATCGCCAAGCTCGACGAAACCAAAATCGAGCTTGAGGCCCTGCTCGCCGAGATGGAGGCGACGCGCAAGGAATTCGAGACATTGATCACCGAGCTTCAACGCAAGCTAACCGGTGGGCCGACGCAATGAAACCAACAATCGCGAGATTGCGCGCCTTGCTTGAATATAACCAAGCAACCGGTTTGTTTCGCTGGCGTATGCCGTCGGTGCGTCAAGCGAAAGGATGGTTTCGCGGCAACAAGTCTGTACGCAAATATCGTCGGCTTTATATCGACGGCCATCACTATCTGGCGCATATCGTCGCGCGCGCTCTCGTGTCGGGAGCGTGGCCCACATCTGAAACAGATCATCGCGATCGGAAACAAAGCAACAATCGCTGGCGCAATTTACGCGCCGCTACTCGCTCACAGAATGGAAAAAACCGTAGCGTCGGCTGCAATAACACAACTGGCATTCGAGGCGTGACTCGATACGGCGAGAGATTTCGAGCGCGAATTTGCGTTGATGGCAAGATGCTTTCGCTTGGCCTGTACGACATGATCGAGGCTGCCGGTGCTGTTCGGCGTGAAGCTGAAAAACTCCATTATGGGGATTGGTCATGAGCACGGTCAAAATCCAATTCAATGCCGACGGAATTATCAATGAACTCCCGAACGCGCGACGATGTGGCGACTGCTCTTTGTGTTGCAAACTGTTGCCGATGAAAGCGGAGAAGACTGAGCATTTCGATGAAACGCTCGCCAAGATGATCGAGCTTGGAATGCTCACGGCCGAGCAGAAGCGCCGCATGATCCGCGATTTCGACAAACCCGCGGGCGAGCGATGCAAGTTTCAGAAATTTCACGTTGGCTGCGCGATCTACGCGCGCCGACCTTTTGGTTGCCGCTTTTGGTCATGTCGCTGGTTGGTCGCCGACGATACGGCCGAACTCTCGCGGCCCGATCGCTCGCACTACGTCGTCGACATGTCGCCGGATTTCGTCGAGCACGTTGACGATGCGACCGGTAAGTGCACGCCAATTCCCGCAATCCAAGTGTGGGTCGATCCAAACTATCCCGACGCGCATCGCGATCCGGTCTTGCGCGCGTACCTCGATCGTCGCGGCAAGGAAGGTTACGCCACGCTGATCCGTTACGACGCCAGCCGAGGCTTCGTGCTCTTTCCGCCGTCAATGACCGGCGGCGAGTGGATCGAGAAGACCGAGAATCTAACTAATCGTCCCGAGCACACGATCGAGGAAAAAACCGCGGCACTCGGCGACATAACGCTTGGGATGCGAGAGGGACAAACATCATGAAACGCGCGCGCCGACGCCGACCCATTGAAATCCGCCGCCGCGACGTAGCGAACTACAAGACCGCGCTGCACCGCGCAGGCGTGAAGCGCTTGCCGATGCTCAAGACGTTGGTCGAGCGCGGCATCCTGATCGAGATCGGATGGGGCCGCTACACGCTAAAGCGCGGGCGGCAGCGCATGGGTGCAGTATGAAGCGCGACAAACGAGCCCGACGGATTCGCAGGATGCGCGAGCGCGAGGGACTTTCGCAATACGATCTTGCCAAGCGGCTGCGCTGCTCCCGCTCGCACATCGCCAATCTGGAAAACGGCTATCGCCGCGCCACACGCGAGCACGTGAGCGCGGTCGCGAAGGCGCTGCGATGACAATAATACGATGGTCTGACTATTCCGAGCGCCTAAACAGATTGCGGGCGGTTCTTCCGGGTCATCTTCCGGGCTACGAGCGCACTTTGTCATTAGAAGAAATTTTGGCCGAAGTCTCGCAACATCCCGAATGGCAAAAAAGGTCAGGCGAACCTTTTTCCGATCAAACGAACATGCGCGAGATCAGGTCTATCCTTTCTCATTATCCGCAACATTTTGTTTCCGTCGGCAACCGTTGGAGGCTTCGAAGCCACGACGCTTGCTCGTTTTGTTTGAGCGAAGATGGTTACCGCTGTAAGAGCGCTTACGGCCAATGTATCTGCTTGGACTGCGCTGAGACTGCCCTTACGGCTCTGCGTGAAAAGAAAGCAAATCAGGATCGCATTACGCAGAACGAGGCCGAAATCTTAGATCAAAAATTCCTCTTGGGATCGTGAGCGTACATGTCCGACCTCACCCTGCCCGAGCGCGAATTGCTGACGTGGCTCGGCAACGAAGCTTTCTCGCAATACGGCGAGTGTCACGGCGAAGCGCTCGACGCGCTGATCGCGAAGGGTTTCGCGCAAGTGCACGGACCGGGCGAGCACCAAGATGGATTCATTGCCAAGGACCCGCACGGCGAAAAGAGCATGATGTATCGCGCGGTGTCGCTCACCGACATGGGCCGCGATCAGCTACGCGCCGATAGCCTTTTGGTCGCGATCTGCGACTGCATCGCGAATTGGAGCGGCGTGCACTTTCAGGTGCACAGTGTCGAAGGCGACAAGGTTTTAGAGATCACGCCGGAAGGCGTGAAGGCACTAGGTCGAGTGATAGATTCGGCCGTGGTGAGGAAAGGGGGTTAACCGTGAAGGATAACGGCCATGAAAAAGGTACTGCTCGCGTCAACGTTGTTGTTCTCGACGGCAGCTAATGCCGACACCGTTACGGTTGGATATTTCGATCCGGCCGCAGGCATGAACGGAATTCAGGTGCTCGGCACTAACACCGGCACGAGTCCAATCGTGCAGTTATTGGGCAATCCTATCTTGCCCACCGGAGTCACTGGGTTCGGTTTCGATCAGATCATGGCGATGGTCATTCCGCCCGGAGGCAATCAATTCTCCGGCGGGCTCGGCGGAAGCTTCCCGACGTTCGAATTTACTTTCAACGACGGGTTTGCACCGCCGCAAGGTGGCACGTCGTATCTCTATGCCACGTGGCAGGGTAGGTTCACCGGCACTGGCACAATCACAATGCCGACGGTATGGGGCTCGATCGAAAGCCCGCCGCCTTCCGCCAATCCGGGTTACACCGTGACAACGCAAGTTCTCGTTTGCGGCACGAGCAACCCGTTTTGCGGCCCATTCGTGGGCGGCATTTCGAGTTTCGCAGGCCAGGACCAATTCAGCAATGTGAACCGAATCGACAATATGACTCTGACGGCAATCCTGCCGGGGCAGGACTTCAAGATCACCGAAGTTTTTGCGTTCACTGGCGGGACGCACCCGCCTTTCGCTCAAGGCGATGTTGGCGCGCTGATCGAAACCACGCTGCATAGTCCGACGCCCGTGCCCGGCCCGATCGTCGGCAGCGGACCGATCGCCGGACTGTTCGGTCTTGGGTTAGTATGGCTCGCACGCAAGCGGAGGAACCGTGCCATTGCATGACGCGAATGCCCACCGGGCCCGGTGATCCAGTCTATTTCGAAATGCAAATGCTCGACGAGATCACCCTCGGTCGGCTCAACGCGGGCCATTGCCCGGACTGCGGCTATCGCGGTTTCGTGCTTGGCCCGCGCGGCGGCTCGGCAATCAATATCGAGTGCGGCAATGTCATTTGCCGCGCTCGCTTCAACGTCACGTGCGGCCTGATCAATCGCATTGTGTGGGCACAGCGCATCCCCAAGGAAGACGATGGCGGATCGAATTGGGGAGATAACAAATGAACGGCGATCAGGAATTCCACGCTGCCGCGATGATGGTCGTGTGGCTTATCATCTTCGCAATCATGATGCTGTGCGTCGCGATCGGCAAATATCGCGCGTACAAGATCAATCGGTGCATGGCGGAAGCGACGGCGAAGGATCAGGCCGTGCGAGAGAAGACGCAAGCCGCGCGCGAGCTACGTCTGCGCAATCAGGCATTCGAGAAGCTACAGGGGATCGAGCGGATCGAGGATTGGCGGCCCGACGGTGTGGTGCACCACGATAGTTTGCGTGCGCGGCTTCGGCGTGTGAGCTAGGATGCGCTCGGGGGCGGAAGTTCCTACTCGGCGAGCCCGCGCGTCGGGGCCGAAAGATTGCCTCCCCGCCGCCCCCGGCATGGTTCATGTGTGAGGGTCAAGGCAATCGACGCGGGCACACAAAATGAAAGACATCGAAGACATCTTAGCAGAGTTGAGCGGTCCGCATTTCACTCGGCGATTGATCCCGCTTAAACCGGGCGAAGCACAGCCGTGCGATCTCTTGATTGGGGTTGTCGAAGGTTTCCGCCTCGAAACCGACGATGAATTGCGCGCGCGGATCATCAACGAAACGAGCACGCAAAAATGATGGATTTGTACCGCGCGGCCGAAGCGGCATTGACGGCTTTGACCGACGAATGCTGCGGAAGTTGCGCCCACGGCAAACCGAGCGCTTGCCCGTGCCGCGATCAATTCTGGCCCGCGATTGAAACGTTGCGGGAGTTGCAAAAGCAGGCGCAAAAATGAAAAGCGCGGCAGGGGTTGGATTCCCTACCGCGCTTTCGCGGGCCGCCACCGAAGATCAATCAAACAAATCGGAGGAAAAGCTCATGTGGACTCACGCAACACCGCAAGCGCAACCAATCGCAGGCATGATCAAATGGCCCAAGGCCGCCCTTCCCAGCACCGATAAAGATGGCAATCTGATCCTCGATTTCGGTCAGAAATACGCCTGGGATCATTGTGTGACGATACCGTTCGAATTACTGGCCAATATTGTTGATAAGCAGCGTGGCCGATCGTGACAATTCCGAAGTCTCACGCCAATCGACCGGGAACTCCCACGCGCCCGTGAGCCAACCGTAAAGCGCGATCGCAAGCAACCCGGCGACCACCACCAAAAAGATCACGATCGCCACTTGCGTTTCGCGCCTAAGATCATTGAACCGCATTGCCCGCTCCATTGCTGATCGCCCCGGTGAAATAGAAATAGAGCACCGCGGAGATCGCGATCACGAACCCGACCAAAAGCACGTAGATAAACCGGGTTTCGAAGCGCGCTTCGCGCTCGGTCATGCGCCTTCGTTTCTGCGCCATGTTTCAGACGTGCCCCAACAAGATCAGGATCAATAAGATGACCAGCACGAGCCCGATGCCGCCCGCGGGATAGGGGCCCCATCCGCGCGAATACGGCCACGACGGGAAAGCGCCGATCAGCAACAGCACGAGAATGATGATTAGGATCGTGTTCATTTGCGCTGCTCCTGTTGCTGTTCGCGCTTGGCGATTTGCGCCGCTGCCACCGCATAAGATTCGCGCGCAATGCGCAATCCGTTGGTGATGCGTTGCGCCTCGCGCGCGCCATCGGTAAGCCACACGTTCCAGAGCTTTATCAGATGCGCATGGTAGGCTTCGTCGAGCGCGCGCCTGTCCAACTGCAACAACTTTTCATCCAACGGAATTCCTTGATACAGGTCTATTTCTTTTCCTTCGGCGTCGCGCGTTCCTTGAAAGTAACCGAACGCCGTGAACGCGAATAGAATGACGAATACAATGACAAGGGTTAACGCGACTCGCTGCGGCAACGTTAGCTCATTGGGAGTTACGATGTGCATCACACGTGTCTCACCTTACCAACGCGCAACGCATCGGCGATCTCGTCGGGCGTGCCGTGGTTCACGCTCACTGCGACCGCACCTTTACTGCGCACGCTGATCGTCACCTCCGGCACTTCGTCCGATGGTTCGTTAGTTGGTTCCTCGATATTGACGATCACGCGACCCAACGCCGAGACATTGACGGCGACGTAAGCCGCGCCGGGCTCGGGTTGCGGCGGCCGCGGATCAGGACGGGGGCCCGGCGGCTCGATGTCCTCATTCTCGACCAGCAAATCGACTTCGGTGAGAAGTTCATCGATGCGCGGCTCGATCGTCACCTCTCGGCGGCGAATCGGCCCCCAATGCCCCTCGCTGCCGCCGAGCAACCGCATGCCGACACCGGTCATCAATGCAGCAAACGCCGGGGAATATTTCGCGAGGAATTGATACGTCGCACCGTCGCCGCCGCCGTAGTTGTCGAGATCATCCGGATAGGGCACCACGCCTTCGCTGTAGCTCGGGCGGAACGCGTTCGGATCGATCTTGAACTCATCGAATAGCTTGCTGATTTCCGACGAGCAATTGCTGAGATTCCAACTCGATTGCCACGCGCCAGCTTCGCACGTGTCGGATTCCACATTGTCGGCGGTCATGTCGCGCCCGGTCCAATGGTTGCCGGTGCTTTCGCGCACCCCGAGCCCGGTGAGCATCACGAACAGATGGCGCAGCGTGTCGACGCTATTCGCATCGTTGCGCATCCCGCGCGCTTCGAATTCATCGTGATACCACGTCAGCGCATCATGGCTGGCACTGCCGGTTTCGGCTTGCGCCATGATCGCGGTCGCGCCGTCGCCGTTGGCATAGCGCTTGATCGCTAACGCGTAGGTCTTGGCAATGCCGTTGTAATAACCCATCGGCGCTTGCCCGCGATCGGGCCACAAATATTCTATGATGCCCGAGTCCGCGACCAACTCATCGATTGATGCCGCGAGTTCATCGCTGATCCCGGCGTCGCCGGTCGCCATACGGCGATCAAGCTCATCGAGATATTTCCATGTCGTGTCGCCGACCTTGCCATCGGCGGAAAGCCCGACCGCGCGCTGATAGCCTTGCACGCCCGCTTGTGTCGTATTGCCGAAGTCGCCGTCGAGCGGCAGGCCGAGTGTTCGCTGTACGCTCTCGACCCACGGGCCCTCATCGCCCTTGCTTAGCTCGGGGCGCTCGGTTGGCACTTCCGGTTGCGGCGGCCGCTCCGGGCGATCCGGACGATCCGGCGGCTGCGGCCCGGCGTCTTCGCCCGTCACATCGCAGATCGATTGTGCGATCGCGTCGCAAATCGCATCGAAGTTGTCTTCGTATAGTTCGGCGTCCGCCGAGCTATCAACGAAGCACACTTCGAGCAGGATACAAGGCATGTCGGTGTTATTGAGCACGTAGAGATCGGTCCGTTTTTTTGGTCCGCGATCCTTGAAATCGCCCGCATCCGCGATCGCCGTCGAGACTTCGGCCGCGAGCATCTGTTGCGTGACGTAGAGCACTTCGGTGCCCATCGGCGACGACGTGGTTTCATTCGCGTTGAAATGCACCGACACGTCGAGCACGCGCTCTTGCGAATTATGCCAGTCAACGATGCGATTGAGATTTTCGTTTTGCGTTGTGCTCGTATCGTCATTGAACGGGCCGCGCACGGTGACGCCGCGTTCGGTGAGCATGTCAGCAACGCGCGCAACGACGCGACGCGCTTCGTCAACTTCGTCGAGATATCCGCTCGCACCGCGAATAAACTTGCCGTGGCCCGACGAGATCGCGATCGGATTGTTGCGCATGGCGTGCTCCCAAAAACAAAGCGGGCCGCCGAAGCAGCCCGCCGCCATTTCATTCTGCCTCTACCCTTTAGGCAAAGTCCCTGTAAGACTTGATCGCGTGATCCCGGCCACGCGACCTATGAACTCCAATAACCTGATGCCCGGATCACAGGCCCCGGCGCTCTAAGCGTCGGGGCCGCTTTTTCGCTCATCGTGGTTGCCCTCGACGCCAGAAACGTTCGGGCGCTCTCCAGAACGTTCGGACGCTCTTAACGTCGAGGGCTCACGGTGATGGGGGTTGCCCGTCACCGAAAGATGTCACGCGTTACGCCTTCGGCCCTGCCGGTGGAGCGGGCGGCACCCACGGATGCGTCGGCATGGGCGGCGGTTGGATCAAGAACCACACTCCACCAACCCCCGCGACGTAAACGTGAACCAAGTATTTTTGGCTATCTTCGGGAACGCCTTCCGACGGTGGAATCACAATCGGATGACTAGGCAAGAGCCCATTGCCGCCTTCGGGCGGCTGCTCGCCGGGCGGGATCGGAATGTAGATCGGCGGCGTCGGGAACGGTTGATTGCCACCGCCCCAAATGCCGGGCGGCTGGCCCGGTAACCCGATGTCGATGTAGTTCGGCGGAACGCCGCCCCAAATACCCGGAGGCGAACCACCGGGCGCGATGGGATGGCTCGGCCATGCGGGTGACCCGCCCCAAAAACCCGGAGGCCGACCACCGGGCGCGATCGGGTGCGCGGGCCATGCTGGCGCACCGCCCCAAATGCCGGGCGGAGAACCACCGGGCGCGATCGGATGTGCCGGGTAGCCGGGACCGGGCCAGATGCCGGGAGGCGGCCCGCCCGGTGCGATAGGATGCGCGGGCCAACCGGGAACGCCGAAGCCCGGATCGACCGGACCACCGGAATCCAGAAACACGATGTAGGCGAGTCTTCCGACCATAATGACGACTCCTTCTGTTTGAGGTGAGAGCAATCAAGCTAGGGCCAATTGTCCGCGTTTGGCAATTGGTCCTTTACGTTTTTCCACTGTGATTCGACTCAGTAGTTCGCGTCGAACTCTAACACCCCAATCGAGCCAAAGGGGGCAGCAACCCACGCCGTCGGCGTGAACAGATCATAATGCCCGGACCAATTGCCATACGCCCATCGCGAGTACCAATCCTGTTCGGTGTTGCGGTGGCCGATATACCCGGTCGGTTGCCCCGGAGCTACGTCCGGAACATACGAATAAATCATGACACCGTTAGGAAGGTCGAGTCCGTGCGGCAGCGGATCAGATGTTGCCACATAATCAGGCGGTTGCGGCACGACTAAACCCTGCCCGCCATTGAAGGTTAGCGGATAAATGATGTTCGCCATGAACGGTTTTGCCGGTGCGGCGATCGGGCAAAGGTAGACCGGACCGATCAGCGCAAGCCCTTGGATCGTGACGCGGCTTTGGTTGCCGGGCCCGAGCTTAATCCGCGACGCGCCGATCATGGTCGCCCACGTGAAGCCCTGCCAGCCGGGGCTTGTCCCATCCATGATCGAAATGCCGCTTTCGTTGACGCGGGCGCGAGAATTCCAGCCAACCGGCGGCGGCGGCGGCGGCGGCGGGATCGCCATAAACTTCGAGACAACCTGATCGAGCAGTTGCCAGTAGGTCCAGGGATCGCTATCCGCCACGACGTGATCGTGCCGATAATTCATGCACTCATCGTAAGGGTGCGTATGTGTCGGGTTTTCGAGCGCCGTCGCCTCATCGATCAAACAAACGCGCTCGCCCGGCGACTGCGCGCGCGCCATTGCCGCGTCGCGCGCGATTTGCTCCATCTCCGGAATCGGCATGTCCGGCGGATACACCGGATTTTGATAGGGATAGGTAAAGAATGGACTGACGATCGGCGGTCGCCGAATGCCGAGATCGAGCGGGATGCGCGGACGAAGCGTCATGGTCCGGGCGGGGGCGCGACCGGCGTCCAGCGCGCGTAAGGTTGGCCGTCAGGAATGCCCTGATCGATCCGCCACTGCTCCCATTCGGCATCGGTGTGGCCGGAGAATTGATTCGCCGTTCCGGTGTGAACCACCGGATTGACTCGATCCCAAACCGCGCCGCAGTAGTTGCACGTCAAGGGCGTGAGAGGAAACTTATAGCCGCTGCCAACACCAACATCGGTCATAGTGCCTCCTTACATGCGCACGAAAGAATTGTTCGCCATGTTGTACGTGTTGGGCGTCGGGAAGACGCTGCCGCCGACAACAGCACCGAGCAACGAAAGCTGTGCACCGTTTTGCAGAACCGCAACGCCGCCGTTGGGATAGACCGTGCCCGCGGTTTGCTGAATATTTGAGCCCTCCGCCCAACATACGCCGTTGTTCATCCAAATCTGCCAAACGCTGCAATCCATCACCGTGCTGCCGCTGAGTTGCAGCGTCGAGCAGTCGGCGACGGTGCAGCCCTGGTTGTTGCAGTAGCGCACAAGGCTTCCCGCCCCCATCATGAATTGCGTGCCCTGCTCGACCGTGACCGCGCCAACGTTAGACGCACCGCCGCCCGCAACGGTTTTCGGTGTCGCGATCCCGCGCGCATCGACAATACCGGAATAGACCTCGGTGCCGAAACAGGCAAACGCGCAAGAGCCGTGTGAGGTGCTGATAACGTTTTGATTGGACAGAAACGAGATCAACCCGCCGAAGGTCCAAAAGCCACATGAATTGCAAAACGACGCAATGATCGAAAGCGATGTGTAGGATAAAAATGCGCCGCCTTGACTGTAATAACCATGATTGCCGAAGCCCCATACCGCCGTGCCGTCGAGCACCACGGTGGCAAATGCACAGATGCCGCAGCCGCCGGGATCGCCCGCGTGCGGTTGCGCGACCGTTTGCGTCCCGCTGATCAAGAGATAGCGAATGGTCACGCCGCCGCGGTAGACGCGAAACCCGCTCACGCCGCCAAGAAAGCTAAGCTCGCACGCGTAAATGCCCTTCAACTGATTGTGCTGATTGGTGCCGTCGGTCTGCCGCGACGTGCCGGTGATCGGCCACGTGACAGAGAGTTGATTCTGCGCTGGCGAAGCTCCGGTAAGCGCAGGGCCAGTGACGACAATGCGATCGGCGTTCGGGTGATTAACCTCGACGGTTTGCGTGTAATTCCATGTCCCCGACGCGCAAAGAAACGTGACGCTACCCGTCGGCGTGATGATGTATTGCGCGACCCAATTAAACGCCGCAATCAAATCAGGAAAATCCGCGCCCGCGCCGTGTATCGTCTTGGTGATTGGCGTGGTGATGTACTTCTGCGCAAACAGCGCCATCAACGCTTGCCATAGCTGAGTCAGGTCGCCGTGATCCGGCGTTAGACCAGCGTTTTGGATAACGGTGATGATCTCGATTTGGTCTTCGTCGAACGCGGTCGCCGGAGGGATCGAGCCCTCGGTGCCCGTCACGGGATTCCCGTTAACGAATCTCGGGTAGGTTCCGAGCGGTGGATCGGGCGTGCCGAACGGCTGCGAATATTTCATCGCGCATTTCCCTCTTTGAACGCTTTGGTTGATGCGCGCCGTCTCAACGGCGCGGGAGGATCACGGCGTACCAGCCATGGGATCGCCCGGCGCAGCGGTGCCGCTGTAATCGAACAGCACCTCGGTATGACCGGGCCGCCATCGGCGGATGATGCACTCAAGGTCCTCGGCCTTGCCGATGCGCAAATGCGGATCGACACCGGCTTGGCCCTTGCTCGCGCGAAACCACGTCAGCCGCGCGCGGTAGACGTGCACGGTCCAAGCAAACCGCATCGCCGGATGACCGATCTGTGCGGGCCATTCGCCGAGCGAACCGTCGGCCTTGTAATCGCGGTTATCTCCGCAGCGCGAGCGCAGCGATTCGTCAAAACCCGCGATGTCGGAATAGAACCTTTGCCCGACCGGGGCAATTTTCCAATTGGTGCCGTCGAACCACAAGCGATCGCCGAAAGAGATTGCCGCTCCGGCAGTCAGCGGCGGCAGCGCAACCGTCAATGCGGATGGCGTCGGCGCATTGGTGTAACCGGGCGGCGTGTTGTATCCGGCATCCGGCGTCACCGCGCTCCAAAACTGATCCTTGCTCGGCGTGATCGCCCTGAGATCGGGCGAGTTGGCAACAACGTCATAATTGCCCTGATAATAGTGCCCTTGGTAGCGCGGCGCGATGCCAACAATGAAGGGATTGTACTCGCTGATCGCGATCGTGTAGCCGATGTAGGCGGCCATCGCGATAAAGAATTCTCGCGACTGCCCGCCCATTAACGTCATGCGCATCATCAGCGCTTTTTGCCGCTCGCCGATGGTCGACGGACCGGTGTAACAGGGATCAGGCAAGCCCCACGCCCGCTCCCACCAATCGAGCATTTCGGTTGTGATGCGCGGATCGCTTTCGCGCTCAAGCAGATCGGCGATCCGGCCGTCGGCATAACCCATGATGCCCGCGAGGCCATAGACCGTTTGCATCAAAACGCTGTCAGGCCAGCGCGGCCACGCGATGCCTTGCGGCAGCAACGCGCTTATGGCGTGCGAATATTCTTCCTGCCCGCGGCGGACGTGGCGATCTTCGACCGGCGGGCCAGGAGGCGGTGGCATTCTCTCTCCATCTTTTCTAAACTTGTCGTCAGGTCGCTCCCAAGCGACTTAGAGCCCCGGCCATCGAATTCATGAACTCCAGAGCGTGACTGCCGGGGCTCGCCCTTCTCTCTACGGAATCGGATAGCTGATCGCACCGAGTACCCCGATTGCCCCGTTGTGCGGCATGGGATGATCTTGCATATCGAGCGTGAAATCATTCGTGCAGCGGTTGATCGCCTCCGCAACCCACGATGCGAGAATCGTCGTGCCCGCCACAAGCTCGCCGTCGACTTGGTGCGCGGGCGCGGCCTTCTCGCTGATCATCGCCGCGACTGACGCTTGCACTTGCCCGCGCAGCGCGAGAGAATCCTGTTTGAGCGCGAGATTGAAATTGATCGGCTCGGGCACGGGCGCTTCAACGAAGAAATCTCGCACCGCGACCGGGCGCACCGTGTCGAGATAGTTGCGCACGATATTGATATCGTCTTGCGTCGGGATGCCGCTGGTTTCCGGCCGCAACGCGTCGCACATGAATCGCACCGTCACGGTGCCCATTCCCATCTCGCGCGGCGCGCACCATGCACGCGTCACGCTCGGAATGCTCATCGCCCAATGCTCGTAATCGTAAGCGCAGCCGCCCATCGGTGGCTGGCGGATACGCGCGAGCACGCGCGCGCGGAGTTCGTCATCGCTCTCGACTTCCTCACCGCCGCGCAGATCGACGACGATGACCGCACTATCGACGCCGGATTCCGGAACGGTCAGCGCCAGCGCGGTGCCCGCGGGTATGTTGCCCGCCGCCCCGGCGGTCGTCGCGCGAACGGCAACCTCGACCGGTGCCGTGCCGAGCGTGATGAATTCCAGCGTATCGTAAAACGCCTGCCCGTCAGGTGACACAAGCTCGGTGCCCGCGGCAACGGTCACGCCTGCAACGCCCGTGAAGGTTACCGTACCGGATGCCGTGGTCGCGCCCTTGCGGCCGGTCGTGCCGTCGGCGTTCACGAGCCATATGTTCCCGTGCCGATCGAGCCATTCCTTCTCGGCTTGGTCGACCATCAATTGCCGCGCCTGCCAATCCTCGTATCGCAGCACGAGCGCGCCGATCCCCGCCATCGCATCGGACATAACGCGCAGCACCGTGTTGCCGACCACGGCCGCGCCCTGCAAAGACGCGGTGATATCGTCGCGCACGATCTCGCGGCATTGCTGCAACGTTGGCGTGACCCACGGCATTTATACTGAACCTCCATACGGCGAGAGCACCGGTTCGACGCGCATCTTGTTCCAAAGGTCTTGGAATAGGAGCGCGACCTCCGGCATGTTGCCGCGATAAACGACAACGCCAACATCGATGCGATCTACGCCGACGCGTGCGGCCTTCACATCGATCGCGGTGCACAGTCTCATGTCGATTAGCGGTTGCAACGCTTCGCGCGTATACATTTCCGCACGCACGACGGTTGCACCTTCCATGGATGGCGCGTCGTTGATCTTGGCGCGGGTGAGCAGCCAATTTTTGCAACCGATCGGCCAGCCGCGGTGAATCTCTTGCGCCTGATAATCGCCCCACCATCCGTTGCGATCGTCAGAATCCGGGTCTGGCCTGATTTCCGTCGGCTCGGAAAGCCGATTGGTCATCAGCGCGACCTTGACATAATTCGCAAGTTCCTCGCGTTCGTCGAGCAGCCCATTTTGCAATAGCTGCCAATCGGCGATTGTCTCGCGCCAATCGAACTTACTGATTATTCGAACATCGGCCATCGATCAGCTTGCCCGGTAGGGCCCTCCCGGTAGCGGAACGATTTCCGCATCCGACAAGACGCGCAATGTGCGCGGACAGAATGCGGGATTAATCACGCCGTTCTCGCGCTCGATTTCTTCGAACCGGCTGGCGTCGCCGTAGACGCGATTGGCGAGATAAAGGCTCGGCATCGGTAGGCCGCTGCGATATTCCACGTAGCGCGGAAGCTGCAATGCCGTCGTCGCGAGGTGGTTCATGATTGCACCGGCCAACGCAATCAGGTTTTCATAAACCAGCGCATCGATGGTATCGATCCCGATCGCCTTGGCGTCATCAAACATCGTCTGCACGGCCATGACCATTGTTTGCGCTTGCGCTTGCGTCGAGAATGTCATGCGCGAAATGATTTTGCTTTCGAGGCCAAGCGTCATCACGAGCGCCGAGCGCATGACGATTTGCGTAAACACTTGCGGGCTTCCGCTAAAGCTCATCAGATATTTGCGCGCTTCCTCGATACCGCCATAGGTTGCGCCCGCAGCATCAGCCGCGAGCAGGAAGTTATTGAGTAGCGTGCCAAGCGTATTGCCGCGAATGATGTTGGTCGCATTGGCACGAAGTTGTGCCCCAAGCTGCAACGCGGTTTGCGCAACGTCAGTCGAGGTGTCGGGTATGCTGCGCAACACCGCGTTGACGAAGCCAACGAGCAGATCGGTCGCTGACTCAACTTGAGTCAAATAGCTCGGCGGCCATGGCGGCGTGACGGCTTGCGTTTGCAACCGCGGGAAGCCGAAGCTCGGGCTACCGAGCGAATAGGCATTCGCTTTGAATAGCGTGGTGATCTCAAGCACGGGCGGGGTCGACGCAATGTCGAGACTGCCGACATCGAACGCCGCCGGTACAAGGCGATAGTTCATCCTGACGCTTGGTCGGTCGAAGCTCGGCGAGCCGAGCGCCATCGTGTTGGTAAAGAACCGATGCGTTTGCGTCAGTTGCGGCGTGGCAAATGTCGGCGATCCGAGCGTGAGCGATCGCGCCGTGAACTTTTGCGTGAAGCGGACAAACGGCGATGCGAATGACGGCGAGCCGAGCGAATACGGGTTCGCATGAAATGCGAAGCCGATAATTTTCAGAGCCGGTGTGGCAAATGCGGGCGAGCCGAGCGAATACGCCGCGGGCTTGCCGAAGACGACAATGCGCGTGAGCGGCGGCGTCGCAAAGCTCGGCGAGCCGAGCGAGTAATCGCCCGCGACGATCCGCGTCCAGCTAAATAGAGCCGGTTTGGCGAAGCTCGGCGAACCGAGCGAGTACGCCACGGGGGCCGTGAAGATAACAACCGCTTTGAGCGGCGGCGCGGCGAAGGCGGGCGAGCCGAGCGAGTAGGCGTTGGCGGACAGAACGCGCTTGACCGTCAGCGATGGGATGCCGATTTGCAGCGCGCCGAGCGAATAGGCATTAACCGTCAGCGGGACGGCGGTCTGAAACGCATTCGCCTGAAAGGCATTAGGTTGGAATGCAGTCGGGCCGGACATCAGCGAACCCGCCGATATGACGCGTACCAAGTGAATTGTAAGGGGCCAGCAAAGCCAGCCTGCGCGGCCATAAACACGCCGGAAGTCGCGCCAACTGGCACCAAAACTCGTGCGGTCGGTAGCACGAACCCAAGGCTGTTAATAAAGAGAAAAGGCTGGCTGTGAAACAAGGGCACCGCAAATTGCTGCTGTCCATATCCTTGGCCATAAGTATCGAGATTGAAAAAACCAGTAATATAATCGACGTAGGTGTTTGGCTCATTGCCCGATACCGTGCTGAATGACATCGTTGCATCACAATCCCAATCGCCGGGGCCTAAAGAGAATGCATTAGTGCTGGTAATTACATTTGACGTGAGTCCGAACGGCCCGTTGGAAGCGCTAAGAGTGTTGCCGACATTCCCCGTCGCCGCGTTGTCGTTTCCTGTCGTCCCTGGAATCTGGCCGCGTCGATTGAACAGCGAGCCGGACCGAACGATTGCATCGTAATTCGTGCCGTCAGATATGATGAATGCATCCTCGCCTTGACGAAGGTAGAGAAAGCTTGATGAATCCAATCCACGATTAAACACTGCTGTGCCAGCGGCCGTGATCGTGACCAAGCCCACACCGATGTTGCGCACGAACGTGAGCCATCCGGGTACAAAGTTATTGGCATCCGGCGACGCGATGGAAACAGCGATTGCCGATGACCTGTTGTATTTGATCAGGCTCATTTCATCGGCATTGACGATAGCATCGGTCGCCGCCGTGACCGTGCGGCTGCCAAATCGCCAATCATGATCGTCGAGATTCCAATTCGCCTGCGGCCGCACGAGCGTCGCATCAGCGCCATCCGCAATCGCTGACTGAAACTTGTGCTTGAAAATCTTTGCTACCATCAGCGTGCCCTGCGCGCGCGGATAGTGCCTACGGCATTGATTGCGCCCGGAGTAAAGCCCGCCTGTACGTTCACATAAACGGGCTGCGTGCCAGACGCAATACTGAGCCGCCATTTGCTGATCGGCAAAACCACGTTGCCTACAACGTTGAATGGCGTCTGGCCCCAAAACGTCTGCCAATGCGAACCGAGTCCCTGATGCACTTGGTTTGCTACGGTGTTAACTGCGGTTATCAAATAGTTCACCGGGGTTGCCCCACTGCCGGAAAATGTCGCGGTCCCCTCAATGTCCCAATCTCCTGCTGTTAGCGTGATACTTATCAGCGCAAACGGAGTATCGGTTACCAGCGCACCACTGCCGCTCGTCGCTATCAAAAACTCGCCGACATTCCCTGCCGCCGCGTTGTCGTTGGTTAGCGTCCCCGGTATCTGGCCCGCGCGCGTCCACAGCGAGCCAGACGAACAAAGCGCATCAAAATTCGCGCCATCCGAAGTGATAATCGCATCTTCACCTTGCTCAAGTCTTAGGGGGGAGGCGTTTCCAAAACCATTGTTGACGCCGCCTGTACCGCTGATTTGCAGAACTCCCGCACCGAGATTGCGTACAAACGTCACCCAACCTGCCTGAAAATTGTTGGCATCTATCGGCCCCATGCTGACTGATATGGGTGTAGCGCGATTGTATTTGATCAGGCTCCATTCGTCGGTGGTGACAATCGTGTCCGTCGCCGCCGTTACCGTGCGCCCGCCAAGCTTGAAGTCATGTGCATCGCCGTTCCAGGTCGATGGACGCACAAGTGTCGCATCAGCACCGTCCGCGACGGCCAACTGAAACTTATGTTTGAACAGTTTTGCCATCAGCGCACCCTGCGCGCGCGGATGGTGCCGAAGGCGCTGACTGAGCCAGGAGTAAAGCCCACCTGCGCGTTCAACCAAACGGTTGTCGTGCTAGTGGGGGTATATCGTACTGACGATATCGGCAGCATGATGCTGCCGATAGAACTGAATGGCCCGGCGTTGTAATACGCCTGCCACACCGAACCATAGCCGCCCGTTATCCCACCCTGCGCCGTTGATAGCGAACCAATCGCATAGGCCACCTGCGTCGCAGCGCCGCCAACAAACCCAATCATGGCCTGCACGTCCCAATCCCCCGGCGTGAGATTGACACCAGCGACGGCCACCGCAGTGCTGCTAACAAGACCCGGCCCTGAACCGCTTGGGACAACGGAGAACAGAAACTCGCCGACATTGCCCGCCGCCGCGTTGTCGTTTGTCGCCGTCCCCGGTATTTGTCCCGCCCGCGCAAATAGCGAGCCCGATGACCACAGCACGTCGTAATTCGTGCCATCCGATGTCAGGATCAAATCTTCTCCCTGACGAAGATTGAGCGAACTGATTGATCCCATGCCAAATTGGATCAAGGCCGGAGTCGTGATGGTGGCGATGCCTGAGTTGATGTTGCGCAGGAATGTCGTCCATCCCGCCTGAAAATTGTTAGCGTCAGGCGCGGCGAGCGAAACGGCTATATTTTGACCAGGACGATTGTATTTGATCAGGCTCCATTCGTCGGCGTTGACAATCGTATCCGTCAACACCACGACGGTGCGCCCGCCGAGCTTGAAATCATGCGCATCACCGTTCCAGACAGACGGTCGCACGAGCGTCGCATCGGTACCGTCAGCGACGGCCGATTGAAACTTGTGCCTGATGAGCTTGGCGACCATCGCCGCGCTCCCTTAGTCGCGTTTACGAACCAGGGATGCCGAAATCAAATCCGGGCAAGCTGAATACGTTTCCGGCGGTCACGGGCTGCGATGCGGCGAGATCGTTGTCGACCAAGAGCCGCGAGTTCGCAGCATCGACAATCGCCCATCGTGCGGCATTGCCGCTGCCGGTCACGTTGCCATCGGTAACGGCGTTGGTCGTGACCTTGCGACCATTCGGCGTGCGATCGACCGGGCCGGTGAGCACCGCGCCCGCGCCGAAGTTTTTGTTGCCAAGCGCGTAGGTGGTCGTTGCCGTCGTGTAATCCACGGGCTCCTGACTGCAAATATAGATGTGCGTTGCAGCCGCCTTCAACGCGACCAAGCCGTTGTCGAGAACATAGCTATTGCATTTTCCAGGCATTGATATGCCCTCCCTTCACGTTGACGGCGATGTGGAACGGGGAAACGACGAAGAACTATTCTTCAAACGCGAGCGCAGCGCCGGGTTGATTGACGGCACCGAGTTGCGCATTAGCCTGCGCGGCTACGGCAGTGCTCGCGTTGTTCGCGGCGTTGGCGACGACGCCAGCGGTGTCTTGCATTTGGATCGACATGCCAGCGACGCCAGCCTCGACGAAGCTCATTTCGATCGAGCAAAAACCGCCCTTCTCGCGTTGCTCGACGATCGTGTACTTCTCACACATGAACAGAAGCGGCGCGTAACCAACGCCGAGATACGGCGTGTGCGGATCACGCAATTCGCCCGGCACCGGGTCCATCAACGCCGCTTCGAGGCTGTCGCGCTGATCGGAATAATCCGAGAGCATCTCGTAATACGACGCGCCCGTCGGCCAGTTCGGCGATTGGATCAGATAGCCGGTGACCGCGTAGTGCAACGCCTCGCGTCCCATGGATTCGGCATAGGGCACAGAGCGCTTCGGATATTGATGCAAGACGGTACGCGTGCCGGACGTGCGCCCTTGTTGCTCGACGTAGAATTCAATCCCCTTGAATGAGGCGATACGCAGCCGTTGCCGCCACCGCGGGATGCGCGTGAGCGGATCGATATGCCGCGTCGGGAAGCGCCGATTTGGCGCAGGTGCGGGATCAAACCCGCCCGAGCCCGGCTCACCCGGCTTGTTGTAGTGACGGAAGTGCGAGACTGGCGTCGGCAGCGTCATACCCGGATCGAATCGGTCGGGGAATTGCGCGGGCGGGGCCGGGAGTTGCGCCGTCGGGTGATCGGGGAATTGCCCGGTTGGCGTCGGCAACGCCATGCCCGGACTGCTTCGATTGGGAAAGCTCGCCCCCCTGATCACCGCCTCCGCCGTCAGCCGCGCGCTGTTGGGATAGCGCGCGGGCACGATGGGCAGAGGCGGAGAATTCGCCGGGAAGCGCGAGCCGACGGTAGGCGCGGGCGGGCTGTGCACCGGGTAGGTCGGGCCGACCGGCGACGTTTGCGGAATACGCACCGCATTGGGAAAGCCGTTGCCCGGCGCGGTCTGCGGCGCAGCGGGCACGCGCGTGGGCGAGCGCGTACCCACGGGAGGAAGCGACGGCCCCGGTACGCGCGTCGGCACGCCCGCGCCCGGCGGCGTTGTCGGAAATGCGGGTACTCGTGTGGGTGTTCTCGCCATTGGCCCTTTTTTCGGTTACACTCTCGTTGCGGTCGCCATTATTCTTCTGAACTCCATCGCGTTCGTGCGACCGCCGCGCCCGGCCAGGAATGATGTGAACTCCAAACGGTGACTGCCGGGCGCATCTCCGGCGGCGGTGTCACAAGCACCGCCGCCACCTCACCATCCCGTCGTAATGTCGTAAGCAACGACGGCCGCGATCGTCGTCAGAATTATGATGTTGTTCTTGTGGTTCGTGCGTTGGATTTGCAGCGCGTTGCGGCGTTGCGTCAGCATCCCGAGCAACGTGGTAAATTGCGTGTAGGTGAGCGGCACCGGAGGCGCGCCGATCGGAGGCCACAAGATATTCGGCGCATCTACCGGCGGCACGGGCGTGGCGGAAACCGGCGGTACCGAAACGTCTGGCGCGGAAACACTCGGCACGCTCACGATCGACGGCTTGGTCGCGTCTGTGAAGCTCGCTCCGGCAAACGTCGGTTGCGTGCCATCGAGCGCGGTGCCCGGCGGAACACCGCCCGCCAGCAATCCGTTGATCAGCACCGCATGCTGCGAGATCGCGTAGGTGATGCCGCTCTGTAATTCGGCCAGCATATTATTGACGGCCGTCGCATTATCGCCAGCAAACGAATCGTTGATCGAGTTCACCTCATCAACGACATAGCCAGCACCGGACCCACCAGCGAGCGCGGCATTGGCCGCGTCTGACGTGCTCTCGATCGTCGAGTGCGCAGAATTCACGCTACCAATCAGCGCAGCGAATGACTGATTGACGCTGGTCGCCAGCGCGGCGGTTGCCGAATTGATCGCGCCGGAGGGATCGGGCGGCGCGGTGATGGCCGCGATCTGATCCGACATCGCGCCGGTCGCTTCGTCGCTGCCGTCCCAAAGATAGCCGAGATACGACATCGGAAGCTGCCGCTTCGAAGCAAACAGTGCGTCGACTTCCTGCGTTTTGACGAACTTCGATTGCGGCAATGTGAGCGGCGGTGTGGTCGTTTCCGCCGCGACCATCCACTTGTCGAAGATCGCGATATACGGCGTGATATCGATGAACGGCTCGCGGATGCGCGGCCGGTCACCAACCTGATAAAGAATCTCGCCGTTCTGGCCGTACCAAAAGATCAGATCGATGTTGGCCGGGACCGACGAGCAATCAATGTTGTAAAGCAAGGCATCGTCGATGCAGACGGTGCCGTTATTGTGTCCCGGCGCAATCCACCACTGGCCCATGTCACGTGCAAGGATCGGGCTTCAAGACCCACGGCACCGAATGAAAGCAGCCGCCCTCCATCCAACAGTGCGAGCCTGCGAATTTAATATGCGAGTGATTCTGATCGGCGCGCGTTGACTGACTACGATCTCCAGTGTGGTGGCACCATTCTTTGTCGCTCTTTTTGTAATTGCCGACCTGAGTCGAACCGTCGTAATAGCCGATCTGATCCGCGTAGTGCCGCGTCTCGGTGTTCACCGAATCGCCTTCGTGCTTGTACTCCTGCTGCTGATCAGCAAATAGCTCCATGTCGTATTGCTGTTGCTGTTGTTGTTGCAGCTTTTTTGATTTGCGTTGCTGCTTTTTCTTGTTCACGTGGCGAATGGAAACGTAGCGCTTCTGCGGACCTTGGCCCGATCCCGCACGTCCGCGCACGCCATGCCCGCTCTGTTGCTGATCGTCGCACGTCAGGAGAAAGAGCCCATCATTCCCGTCGCCGCGAACGCGGTGATACATTGTCTGCCCGGACCCATCGGCCGAGTAGTAAAGCGCTTCGCCCGGCTTGGTCTGATACGGCCGCACGCGCCGATCATCGATCCCGGCACATACCGGATGCGAGCGCGAGCCGCCGGGGTACATCATCAACCCTTCGGCCGACGGGCCCTTGGGCTGCTTCATGTTCCACGGGTTTTGATCGCCGTTGCCGCCGCCACCGCCGCCATCTTGCTGTTGCTGATCCTGTTGGCCTTGTTGTTGCTGATCCTGCTCCTGCGGCATCGGGTGGACCGACATTCCGACCGATTGCCAGCGCTCGAAATTGGTCGGCGTTTCCGATGTCATCACATCGGCCGCCTTGATTTCCATCATGTCGTGATCGTCATCGAAATCGCGCAGCGTGCAACGCGCCTGCGAGGTTTGCACGCGCCGCCCGGTTTCTTTCGCCGTTGTTCGCAACGTCATTCTTCGCCTCCGCCTCCACCGCCGCCGCCAGACGCTTGTGCAGCACCGCCGCCAAACGCCGTCATGTTTACAAGCTCGATCGTCGAGCGCGTGCCGGTCTGATCGTCCTGCGTATATGTCACCGCCTTGAGAATGAGGGGCCGATCCATGATCAGCATCGGCGATTCGACGAATACGATATCCATCGGCCACCACAAGCCGCCGTTGGGCTTCTGCCATCCCAACATCGTCAGCGTTACCGTGATCGAGTTGGCATCGCCGACGTTATCCTCGATCCGCGCGCGTTGCTTGAGTTGTTCGATTCCCATCGAAGGGATTTCGCCGAGCACGCGGGCGAACATGTTGGTTTGCATCTGCCCGCCGCCGCCTTGGCCTTGCGCATGTTGTTGGTGCGCAACTTCTGGACCGGATTGATCATCGCTGCCGGGTCGCTGCGCGGTCGCAAGATTTTTCGGCGTTTCCGTCGACGTGATCGTTTCGCGCCCGATCAGGATATTCACGCCCTCGATCGCTTCGGCGTAGCCGCCCTGAGCGTCGGTCCCAATAAGTTCGAGATTTCCGTTCTGATCCGCGCTGATTTTAGCCCCGGCCGCGTTGGCAATCTTGGTGATTGCCTCGCGCGCGCTCTCGCCGGGCGTCACGGAAAAGCGGTCGACCTTGAAGCTCGGGATCGTGCCGAGAGTTTTTGTGCCGACGCCGTGTCGCCCTGCGATCGCGCCGATCAGCGGCACCGGCGTTTGATTCTTGTACTCGTTTGTCTGCGTGTCCGCGG